TACAAACTGCGGGAGCTGCGAGAGCTGATTGTCAAAGGTAGAAACACCAACGTGCGCGCCTGCCCCGAATGCTGGAACCCGGATCACCCGCAGCTACACCTTGGCGAGTTCCCCGTAGATGACCCGCAAGCGCTCAGAAACCCAAGGCCCGACTTTACTGAATTTGCACAAGAACGTGCGTTGATCCTTCCAGTATTGGGCGTGTCCGCCGGGGGTACCGTAGGGTACGTAACAATAGTAATATCTTAGGAGACAGGGCGATGAAAAAAAGTAACGCAGGTCCAAAGGTTGTTGTGATGCCAGTTGTTCCAACGGCGTACAAAGTCGATACCGTTAATCAGTCTGTTGGTGTTAAAACCAGCGGGGTAAAGACTCGCGGCAACGGCGCAGCTACAAAAGGCACAATGGCCCGTGGGCCAATGGCGTAAATCATCTAGGAGAGCACCATGAAAAAACTGGAAATGGTTACCAAAGGCGGTAAAAAAGTTCCTGCGTTTGCTGCTGACGGCGTAGGTAAAATGAAGAAGGGCGGCAAGGTAGGCAAAGGCGAGCACCGCATGCCCGATGGTCGCATTATGAAAGATTCCGCCCACAAGAAACCCAAAAAGTAAGATGAGGGGCAGCCCGTGAACTACAGCGAACTGACGACAAATATAGAAGACATCTGCGAGCAGACGTTCACGGCACCCCAGCTCGCCATGTTTACGCAGCAAGCCGAGCAAAAAATATACACCACTGTGGACTTGCCTGCGTTTCGTAAAAACCAGACTGGCACCCTCACGTCCGGGAACAAGTACTTGTCGATGCCCACGGGGATGTTGTACGTTTACTCTTTGGCGGTCATCGACGCTGACGGCGATTACTTGTACCTGATAAATAAAGACGTAAACTTCATGCGTGAGGCTTACCCAAACCCGACAGACACAGGGCAGCCCAAGTACTACGCGGTGTTTGACCAAGACACGTTTATCCTCGGGCCAACTCCCAACTCCAACTACAGTTCCGAGATTCACTTCTCGTACTACCCAGAGTCTATAGTCACCGCGGGCACTACTTGGCTTGGCGAGGAGTTTGACTCCGCGCTGCTTAACGGCGCGCTGGTTGAGGCAATCCGGTTCCAGAAGGGTGAGGCTGATATGGTGGCGCTCTACGAGAAGCTGTACGTACAGGCGCTCACGCTGCTTATTCAAGTGGGTGATGGTAAACTGCGCGGAGACGCGTACCGCGACGGGCAGATAAAACGGAAAACAGGGAACTGACATGCCAATTAGTATAACTAGCGCAATGCCTACCAGTTTTAAAGTGGAGCTGCTGAAGGGCACGCACAACTTCACTGCCGGCACGGGGGACGTGTTTAAAATCGCGCTGCTCACAGCCACAGCATCCGGTTCAGGTACGTACGGCGCCGCCACCACCAACTACACCCAGCTGGGGTCCGACGAGCTTCCAACGGGCGGCGGGTATACCCGACCGGGCATAACGCTTACTAGCATAACCCCCGTTGCGAACGGGACATCTGCCGTGTGTGACTTTAGTGACGTGACATGGACATCAGCTACGTTTACTACGTGTGGCGCGATCATCTACAACAGCACTGATTCCGGGGCGGTATGCGCGGTGCTTAGCTTTGGCGGGGATCAGCAGGTAAGTTCTGGTGATTTTCAGATTCAGTTCCCAGTGGCCTCCGCATCGACCGCCATTATCCGTATTGCGTAAAGAGCGTATCTATGGCACCTGTGGGGAAAATCCTACTTGAAGATGGTGGTTATTTACTGCTAGAGGACGGTGGTACGTTCCTCCTTCAAGGCGTGCTGTCGGTGTTTTTAGTATCCGGGGTTTCTGCGCAGGGGCTGGTAGGCGGGGTTAGCTTTGCGGGGTGGACAAGTGTGAACGACGCACAAACGCCCAGTTGGAGCAACGTGACTGACATGCAAACGCCCGGTTGGGTTAACGTAGGCGATACACAAACCCCTGCGTGGGCCGACATAACAGTTTGAGGATAAATCATGGCAACGTACGTAAATGACCTACGCCTGAAAGAGATCACCACAGGGGACGAAGACGGCACTTGGGGCACCAGCACCAACACCAACTTGTCTCTAATCGCGGACGCCTTCAGCCTTGGCACAAAGAACATGGCTGCTGACGCCAACGAGACGTTCACGATGCCGGATGCAACCGCTGACGGCACGCGCTCACTGTATCTAAAGATTACCTCTGCGGTGTCCTTAACAGCAACGCGTACCGTTACACTTGGACCGAACACGGTGTCCAAGCTCTGGATCATTGAGAACGCCACGACTGGAAGCCAGTCGATTACGGTTGCTCAGGGCTCAGGCGCTACGGTAACCGTCGCTACGGGCACGAAGGTTATGGTGGTTACGGACGGCGCAGGTGCAGGCGCTGCAGTTACGCTGGCTACCCCTACGGTAAATCTGGCATCTGGGGTTACAGGTACCCTTCCCGTTGCCAACGGTGGTACGGGCATAACGTCTTTTGGTAGTGGCGTAGCTACGTTCCTTGGCACGCCATCGAGCGCCAATCTTGCCGCTGCGGTAACTGATGAGACTGGCTCAGGCGCGCTGGTGTTTGCAACAAGCCCTACATTAGTAACGCCAGTACTAGGCACGCCTACATCAGGCAACCTGTCTACTTGTACGGCGGATGGGACTGACGCAGTTGGCTTTAGAAATATACCGCAAAACTCACAAAGCGCGGCGTACACGCTCGTACTGGCAGATGCTGGAAAACACATACTGCACCCTTCAACCGACGCCAATGCCCGCACCTTTACTATCCCTGCAAACGCTTCTGTGGCTTACCCGCTGGGCACAGCGGTCACTTTTATCAACATGACAAGCCAAGTAGTCACAATTGCCATCACAACAGACACAATGTATTTAAGTCCTGCCGGTACAACGGGTTCCCGCAGTTTGGCTCAATATGGTTCGGCTACAGCAATTAAGCTGACTTCGACGACATGGTTGATTTCAGGGAGTGGCTTAACATGAGTGGTGCGCTTCAGGCGGTATTTCAGAATCAAAGGAGATTTATTGCCCCATCAGTATCACTCGCGGGTTTGGCTTTGGGCGCTTCGGGGAACGGGAACAGGACGTTCTCAGCGGTGTCTATTGGGAGCGCAAACGCAGCAAGGCGAGTAATTGTTGTTGTAGGGGCGTCTACGGGTGGTACCCAAAACATTACCGCCATAACCGTAGGTGGGGCTGCGTGTACCATCGCGGTAAGCCAAACAAATCCTATTAACGGGGAGGCTATAATTGCGATTACAAACGATGTGTTCCCAACGGGAACTACTGCGGACATTGTTTTAACTGCTTCGAGCGCAAGCGGTTATAACGGCATAGTTATTGGGACGTTTAGCGCGTTAAATTTGATTAGCAGTACCGCGACGGCAACCGCTTCAGCAACGGCTAACGGGGCCTCAATGGGTTTGGTTGTTCGCCCAAATGGGATAGCTGTTGGCGTAGGGGGAGCAGGAGGAGTTACCGGAGTATCGACTGGGGGTTCTTTCACAGGAGGCTTCACCGAGGAGTACTTTTATGACGGGTATGCCTCTAGCGTAGGCGTATACAGCATAGGGGGCGCTTTGGCGAGTGTGGCGGGTAGCACGCTGTCTATCTCGGGCGACATAGACGATGCGTACTTCCCTGCATTTGCGGTTGCTGCATTTACTTAGCTAGACAAGCTCTGTGTGGTCGCAGGTAAACACAATAACGATTGAGGTAGCCCATGAACATCGACGAAGTAGCACTGCGCCAAATAGTCCGCGAAGAGATGAAGTCAGTCCTCAAAGAAGTCGGGCTGCATGACGATGACGCTGGCAACGATGTACGCGACCTGCGTAGTCTGATTACCGACTGGCGTGGGATCAAAAAGACCGTCTGGCAGACCATTGCGCGTGCGGGCACATTGTTTGTTCTTGGCATACTCATGCTGGGGGCGTGGTCTAAACTCAATGGCGGGGATAGCCCTGAATGATTGATCCAGTCTCAGCCTTTGCCATAGCCACTGGTGCGTACAACGCCATTAAACGTGGCATTGAGATGGGGCGCGAGATCGAGGATATGGGCGGTCAGTTGGGCACTTGGTTTGGTGCTGTAGCAGACGTAAAGGCAGCGGAAGAAGAAGCCAAGAACCCCCCGCTATTCAAGAAGCTGCTGTACAAAGGCTCGGTCGAGCAAGAAGCGATGCAGAACCTGATGCGCCGTAAAAAGATTGAGCAGCAAGAGAAAGAGCTGCGCGAGCTGATTGTCTACCGCTACGGCGTTGATGCGTACAAAGACATGATCCGGGATCGAATGAAGATCAAGGAAACTCGTACCGCGACTGAAGCGACACAGCGGCGCAAGATGCGAAACTTCATTATGAACAGCGCGACTGTTGCCGCCATAATTGCCCTGACTGGAACGCTCGTCGCGTTTGTTGTCGGTATCATTGAAAAACTCAGGGGGTAGTAATGAACGAAGTTGATATGAAAGGGAAGCTAACCTTTGCAGTTACCCTGATGGTTTCTGCTACGCTTTGTTTTTCTGTCCTAGTAATGGTCATTGCGCTAGTGGTCGGCCTGTGGTTTGACAATATTGACAATGCTGAAGTATTCAAACTGATCTCCCCTGCTTTTCAGACAATTATTGGTGGATTTATTGGCCTACTTGCTGGGGTAAAACTCAGCAATGCCGATGAAGAACCGCCCTGCCGAGGTAATAAACAATGATGACATTAGTATCTACGCTTCTGGGCTTTGCCTCAGGGGGATTACCCAAGGTGCTGGACTTCGTTCAAGACCGTGGCGACAAGAAACACGAACTGGCGCTGATGGCTGCTAATCGTGAGCGCGAGATCGCACTGGCCAAAGAAGGCTACATCGCGCAGGCCCAAGTCGAGGAGATCAAGACGGACCAAATCGCCCTGCAGACTCAGGCCCAAGAGCGCGTGGCTATGTACAAGCACGACATGAAGATCGGTGAAGGCGCGTCGACGTGGGTCATCAACCTGCGAGCCTCTGTACGCCCCATTGTGACCTACATCTTCGTGCTGCTGTTGGTGGTCGTAGATGTGGCCGGCATCTGGTACGCCTACTCCACTGGCGTAGCCTTCGCTGACGCAATGAACATGGTTTTCTCAGACGACGAGATGTCGATACTTGCGGCTATCATTGCATTTTGGTTTGGGTCGCAGGCGTTCAGCAAGAAATGAAAATCTCCGAAGCGGGCATCCAGCTTATCAAGTCTTTCGAGGGTTGCCACAATACCCCGTATAGATGCCCTGCTGCGCTTTGGACTGTCGGATATGGAAGGGTGCTCTACCCAGACCAAGCACGGCTGAAAACGCCAGAAAGAACGGCCTACCCGCTTAGCGCTGAGCACAATAAGAGTTTTGATTATGACGAAATTGATGAACTGCTTGAGAAAGATTTGGTGCGATTTTCGGATGGGGTTTTACGACTATGCCCTCCTTGCGTTGATAGCCAGTCTCAGTTTGATGCAGTTGTCAGTCTTGCTTTCAACATCGGACTAGGCAACCTGCAATCCTCAACGCTCCGAATGAAGTACAATCGCGGCGATATTGAAGGTGCGGCAGGTGAGTTTCTGAAGTGGCGTAAATCAAACGGCGTTGTTCTTAGAGGGCTGGAGCGGCGCAGAGAAGCTGAAAGGATGTTATTCTTGTCTGGCGCTTAACCGCCTACCTGTTGAGGTCGCCACACCATGTTGAAAAAAATGAAGTTTGCCCCCGGCGTTAACCGAGACAACACAAGGTACTCGGCCGAAGGCACGTGGTATGAGACTGAAAAGGTCCGTTTTTTCTCCGGCGCACCTCAAAAAATAGGCGGTTGGGAGAGACTGTCGGCAGCTACCTTTCTGGGCGTATGTCGGTCCATGACAAACTGGGCTACGTTGGGTGGGCAAAACCTCGTATCCGTTGGCACCAACCTCAAGTACTACATTGAGCGCGGCGGCGCTTACTATGACGTGACCCCTATCAGGCTGACTACCGCTGCCGGAGACGCGACGTTTGCCGCGACTAACGGCTCTGCTACCTTGACGGTTACTGAGACAGCACACGGCGCGCTGGCAGGCGACTACGTTACGTTCTCCGCAGCGGTCAGTCTAGGCGGTAACATCACGGCCACTGTGCTTAATCAAGAGTACACCGTCACCACGGTTATAGGCGCAAACAGCTACACCATTACAGCAACAGCAACCGCCAACGCATCCGACGTAGGAAACGGCGGCTCCGCAACCGTAGCTGCGTACCAGATACCAGTAGGTAATGCGATCTCTGTACCTGTCGCCGGGTTTGGCTCGGGGAGTTGGGGCTCGGGGACATGGGGTGTGGGTGGTGTCACCGCTGCCGAGATGCGGCTCTGGAGCCAGAGTAACTTCGGTGAGGACTTGTTCTTTACCTATCGCGGGGGCAAGCCTTACTATTGGGATGCCACGACGGGGGCTGCAGTAAGGGCTGTTTATGTGTCAACACTTTCCGGCGCGTCCGACGTCCCCACGATTGTAAACATTGCGTACGTGTCTGATATTTTCAGATTTGCGTTCTGCTTTGGTTCCAATGATATCGGCTCGGCTGATATTGACCCTATGCTGATCCGTTGGTCAGACCAAGAAGACGTGGCGAACTGGACCCCAGAAGCAACGAACCAAGCGGGCAGCCTTCGGCTGTCACGGGGCTCCGAAATCATTGCCGTTAGACAATCCAGACAGGAAATCCTCGTGTGGACAGACTCTGCGCTTTACAGCATGCAGTATTTGGGGGCGGGGGAAGTGTGGGGCGCGCAGCTGCTGGGTGACAACATTAGCATCACCGGCCCTAACGCAACTATCTACGCAAACAGCGCCGCCTACTGGATGGGCAAAGATAAGTTCTATTTATACGACGGTGCGGTAAAAACTCTCTCGTGTCCAATCAGCGACTACGTGTTTTTCGACATGAACCAAACCCAGTTTGAGCAAATAGTGTGCGGGACTGTTGAACAGTTTGAGGAGATTTGGTGGTTCTACCCATCAGCAGGGTCAACTCAAAACGACAGGTACGTTCTGTATAACTACGTAGAGGGTTCGTGGGCGTACGGCACACTGAGCCGATCAGCGTGGATGGACTCAGACCTTCGCAACTACCCGATAGCCGCTACTTACAGCAACAACTTGGTTTACCATGAGTACGGCGTTGACTCTAACGAAACGGGCACTGCGGTTGCAATTACGGCAAGCGTCACCTCCGGGGAGTTTGCTCTGGATGACGGTGACAGATTTGTAATGGTAAACCGCGTGCTACCGGATATTACGTTCCAAGGCTCAACTGCAGACTCCCCCTCGGCGGTAATGACGCTGCTGCCGCTGGAAAATTCAGGCTCCGGGTACAACAGCCCGCTCTCCACCGGGGGCAATAGCGCCAATACCGTAACGCGTTCTGCAACGGTGCCGATTGAAGCGTTTACGGGGCAGGTATTTGTCAGAATTCGGGGTAGGCAGATGGCCGTAAAAATTGAGTCGACCGGGCTGGGCGTTGCGTGGAAACTGGGGGTTACAAGACTTGACATGCGTGTAGACGGGAGACGCGGGTGAGTAACCGTGAAATTATAAACGGCGTAGCGCCCCCTGCGTTGCCGAGCCCTTCCCGGGTGTACAACGCAAAGTACGCGGACAGCCTGAACAACACCCTGCGTTTGTTTTTTAGGCAGCTTGTTAATAGCGTCAACTTGTTGACCGGGCGCAACGGCGGTCGGTTTATTGAGAGCCCCAACGGGTTGTTCTTTGATACCGCGGACCAAGCCATTGCGGCGATCAACATCGCCCAGCCGGTGCGGTTCAACCAGACTTACTTGAATAACGGCGTGATTATCAACGGCGCCACCACTTCTGAAATAACGGTCACCCACTCAGGTGTCTACAATTTTCAGTTCACCGGGCAGCTACGCAGCACGTCGGGCTCCAGCAAGTTGGTTTTTGTGTGGCTCAGGCGAAACGGTACCGACGTTGGGTATTCTGCACGTGAGTACAGCGTATCGGGTTCTGGTAAGGAGCTGGAGATTAACTGGAGCTTTAACATTGATTTGCAGGCAGAGCAGTATATCCAGATAATGATAGCCGCAGACAGCACCGACTTGCAGCTTGATTTTGTTGCCGCAACGTCTCCGCACCCGGGAATATCTTCAGCTGTCGTAGCGGTAAGCTTTGTATCCATCCTGCCCGATCCTTTACCGATACTCCCGTGAGGTGAAATGTGAAAAAGTTTGATCGTGGCGGAGAGATTTACGGGACCATAGATGTAGTTGGTCAACGCCCCGGCGCCGGGAATTTTGGCGGTAACATCTTTGGGGGGTACTCGGGCTCTCAGAGCGGGTGGAGCGTGCCTACTGCGGGGACCGGGAGCCCTATGACCGAAGAGGAAGCGGACGCGTTCGCTCGGAAGTTTTACGAAGGTTGGGACCCTTACGGTGGGCAGTCTGTAGTAGACCGTGAAGCAGAACTCAACGCGCTATTGGCGGAACAAGGGTATTTGGAGGATTTGAACAAGCCATACGGCGAGCTTCCAGTGTTCTTGACTGACCTGATTGGCGAGTATCCCACTATCGGTGGCAACATACTTCCGGGCGATCAAGGCACCGCCGTTGAGCCTGCGCCAACGGGCGATGGGATTCTTGACGTACTAAAAGGTTTACCCGGTGCCGCAGTAGATACAGCCAAGTCCGCCGCAGACACACTACTCAAGCAGATTCAGGAATTCTTGCCGTTCTACGATCAATCGCAGGTGGTTTTAAACCCCAGAACCGGACAAGCGACTATCGTGTTTGGCACCCCTCCATCCGGGTCTCCTGTTGTACAAGCTGGCAGCCTGCCAAAATCAAACACCAACGTGGGCATAACAACCGGCGTCCCTATCCTAGACCAAGCCATTAACTCAGTCCTCAAGAGGCCGGGTGGGCTAGAGTCCGGCAGTATACGGGACGAGGTCATCAAAGTGATCTCCGAACAAGCGGGGCTAGACCCTACTACCACCGCAGGTATTCTCGGCGAAGACTTGGAGACGATCCTTGCTACTGCTAACACTGAAGCGGCAAACACAGCGTCCCGTCTCGGCGTCGACCTTACCGGGGAGAAAAAAGACGGCGTGGTCAGAGACACGGGCACCCCGGTTGTAAAAGGACCCCCCGCAGGCGATCAGATGGGGCCGACGATTGAAGAGTTGATGGGGGGAGCCGCCGCTCCAGACAGCGTTGACACCGTACTCTCTGGAGGTGACTTGACTCCAGCTGATCTTGGGGAAACGCCAAGCACTGTAGAGGGGACGCCAAGCACTGTAGAGACTGCCGGAGGCGGGGCAGCAACCCCCGGGGTGCCAACTCCTGCGCCAAGTCTTGGTATGCGGATGGAGTCTACTGAGAAGGCGGGGCTGGCTGAAATAGACAACCAGTTTGATTTGGACGCCAGTCTTGCTGAAAATCTCATGCGCATACTGTCGGGAAAAAGCGACAACGAACAAGAGAGTGCTTATTATGGTGGCGGCAAAGTCGGGCCGCGCGCCAATATCGACGAAATTATACGGTTGTTAAGAGGGTGACCCCATGGTGATTCCAGATTCTATAAAAAACTTACTGTTTGACGGGGATAAACTAAGCCCTGCAAAAGTAGCCACCGCAGGTGGCCTTGGTGCCCTGCTCTACGGCACGTTGAACAAAGACAGCAAAATCGGCGAGTTCATCAATGGAAAACCGCAGCGCCCTGTCGGTTACACTGGGGGCATACCGGAGTACGAAATTGGGCGTAGTTTAGCTCCGAACGCATTTTCAACTACGACCCCCACAGGGGAGCCACGTCGACCGGGCAGTGCGGGGAGACGGTATTTTACCGACACGGCTTTCACTCCTACTGGGAAGATCATGGGGCCGACTACGTCGCCGGTCGCAGCAAACCCATCTTCTGGTATTTTTGGGTCGCTTACCCCCGAAGCCGCGCAATCCATGCTCATCGGCATGTTTGGCGGAAGTAGCGGCGTTGCTACGCCCACTGCCGTGCCGGCGCCAAAGTACACCAACGCGCAAGTGAAAGGCACTCTCGACACGCTTATTGCGCAAAACCCGAATAGGGGGGAAGGTCTATACAGGGCGATAGGGGAGCAAATCAAATCCGAGATAGGCAAGGGTGGGGTTACACTAGAAGCTGCAGCAAAACAGCTCGCCAGTCTTATGCCCGAGTTTAGCGAGCAGGAGATCATAGCTAAGTACAGGCAGATGGGGTTTGCGCAAGGCGGCCTTGCTTCGCTACCTCAATCCAAGGGGTATTACTTGGGCGGCTCCACTGACGGCATGGCGGATGAAATACCTGCCAGCATCAACGGCGAGCAAGCAGCGGCGCTCAGTGACGGTGAGTTTGTGGTGCCGGCCGACGTAGTGAGTGGGTTGGGCAATGGGAACTCTGACGCTGGGGCGAAAGTGTTGTATTCTATGCTGGATAGGGTTCGCCAAGCTCGCACCGGTACAACAGAGCAAGGCCGTAAGATCGCCCCCAATAAATTTACACCCGTGTGAGGTGATGAAATGGCAGACCCCATAATTCCACAAGGCGCAAACGTGGCAGAAGAATCTTCACTGTCCAGTTGGGCAGGCCCGTACGTCACCCAAATGCTCGGCAGGGGTGCGGCGCTATCAAACATGCCGTACTCCGCTTACGAAGGCCCGCTGACTGCCGGGCCTTCTGCACTTCAAACACAAGCATTTCAAGGGCTAGGTGCTCTTAAAGTGCCAACTTCCGGGTCTTTTACCGATACCGGCGTGATGGCAAAGTACATGAGCCCGTTCTTGCAAGGGGCTTTGGACCCACAAGTAGCGGCAGCGAGACGTGAAGCCCAGATAAGCCAGATGAACTTGCAGGGGAAGTACGGTAAAGCCGGTGCCTACGGCGGTTCACGTCAAGGTGTGGCCGAAGCCGAGCTGCAGCGCGGGCTGTTGGATAGAGTGTCCGGTATCTACGGCAAGGGCTACGAAAACGCGTTTCAACAAGCGCAAGATCAGTTTAATACCGAGCAGCAGTACGGTATGGACGTACTGGGTGCACAGCGTACTGGAGGCGCCGAGCAGCGTGCGATTGAGCAAGCGGGCGTAACTGCGGACATTGCGCAGTTTGAAGAAGAACGAGACTATCCAAAACAGAATTTGATGTTCATGCAATCGCTGTTGCAGAGGCTCCCGCTGGAGACGCAGACGTACTCGTCCTACGAGCCAACTGGGCTACAAGGGCTTCTTGCCGGCGCTACGGATGTTACTGGCCTGTATGACCTGCTGCGAAAGTATTTCCCGGGCGGCGACAAAAAAACTGGCGCGGTAGAGTACGACGAGCAAGGGAACCCCATACCGCAGTAGTGGGTACTAATACGTAACAGGAGCAAAACAGTGATGCAACCCCAAGGTTTAGAAGCGCTGATGCAAAGCCAGCCCATGCCGCAAATGGACAACCCAAGACTTGCCGCTGCGATGGACGTGGTAACCAGTGACGCCGAAGAGCAGATACTGGACCCGCGCACGCTGGCCATGTTGAAGTACAAAGACGCGCTTCAAGCGATGCAAGCGGCTGACCAGATGATGGCCTCGGCGCAGCCTGCCCCTACTGCCCCTACCGTTGCTGAGCGCACTAAGCTTGCAGCCGAGCAGGGTATTGCAGGACTGGCACAACGCTTGGCCCCGGGCATACAGCAGCAGGGTGGGCAGATGGCCGCGCAGCAGGCACAACAAGCGATGCAGGGTGGGCTACCACAACTCGCGGCCCCGAACATGACCCGGATGGCTGGTGGGGGCATTGTTGCGTTTGCCCCGGGGGGAGAAGTTGAGCCCGAAGATTCTTCGCAGGAGGGGGGTGTCCCAACTTTATCTGAAGTTTTAGCCCTACTTGGCGCTGGTGGGCGCGGAGGGGAGAGACTGCTAAGGTCCCCGATAACGCTAATGGAAAAAGCTGGGGAATACGGCCCGACGCTTGGTGAACTTGCGTCTGCGGTGGCAGCTGGGTACAAAGGTGAAGCCCCTCCAAAAATCCCCGGGATGCTTGAGCGCAGAAGCGCGGAGTCTTCTCCAACAACTGCTCCTGTGGACAACAACATGCCGCCCGCGCCTCGCGTAACACCATCTGGTGCTACCAACATGCCCGGCGGCGTTGCCAATGCAGTGAGAGCTCAACCAGACCTGAATGTAGGTATAGCGGCTCCTGCAGCGAACACTGCGCTGGACCAACTGCGAGCACGGGTTGAAGAAGGCGCCGGTTCAGAAGGCGCCGGCAAGCGCTTCCGAGAGTTGACTGGGGTGGATGACGTTATAGAGCAACGTCGAGTCGAACAGGAGCGCCTACGGGAGCTTCAAGAGTCCCGATTCAGCCCCGAGCAGGAGAGAGGAAGGTTGTTGCGCGCGGCACTGGCCAGTGGGGCTCAGCGCGGCCTTGGTGGGTTCGGTATTGGCTACGCTGCAGAAGAAGAACGCATCGCCAACGAAAGACAGACGTTGCAGCAGCAGGTTGTTGCTGACATGGACAAGACCATCTCTGAACTTCGCGCCCTTGGTGTCGGACAGTTCGAAGCCGAGCAGGCTGCCCAGCAGATTCACAGCGCTGAGATACGGGACCTTGCGAAGTTGGACCAAGACACTGCTATTGCGAAGATGGAAGCAGAGCTGCGCCGTGAAGGTTACAGTGCCGAGCAAAGAGCGGCGCAGATAAAAGCGGTAAACGACTACGCGCTCCGAATGCAGATGACGCCGAAAGATGTGTACGCACTGGCCAGCGACGTGCTAAGTAGTGCATTGCCCGGGACCATGACTTTTGCGCAAGCCCTCGAGCAAGTGAGCGCTTCTTTGGATGAAGTTGCCCCCTCGGTGATAACGAATATCCGCCCAGCGGAATAACAGGACGCCCTATGGCCGAGTATACGATCACAGCTGCCGACGGTAAAAAATACGTTGTTGACGCGCCTGAAGGACTTCCTCCTGATTTGGTGCGCGATGACCTTAACCGACAACTGCGAAGACAAGAACTTCGCAATCGGCCAGCTGTGGCGCCTGCTCCGATCGAACGCACGTTGATGGGTCAGCTCGGTGAAGGGCTGCGAGGTATTCCTCGTGGTGCCATTGGGTTGTTGGAGACCGCCGGTGTCGGCGCCAGTGCAATGCTGCCTGACGAAGAAGAGGCGTTCCTGCGGGAGATCATCTCTGGCGCAGCCCAGAGCGCAGCGTCTCCATTTCAACGCAAAGCCGGGTATGAAGACAGCATGGCAGGTACGTTTGGCGAGGCTTTGGGTTCCACCGTACCGTTCATACTGACCGGGGGGCTACCCGGCGTAGCCGCGCGTGTTGCCAGCGGTGTTGCTCTTGGTGGCTCCGCAGGAGCTGGTACAGCGAGAACTCGTGCAGAACAAGCAGGTGCAACTACAGAAGAACGTGCCAAAGCAACTGCGCTGGGTGTGCTGCCCGGTGTGGCAGAAATGGTCGTCCCGGGGATGATTGTTGGGCGCCTGCGAAAAGCCGTTGGTCCCCAGCTTGCCACAAACATCACAAGCAGACTCGGCCGAGTGGCCGGCGCCGCCGGCGGTGAGGGGCTGCAGGAAGCCGCCAGTGAAATTGCGCAGAACATGATTGCGCAGGGCATATACGACCCAGAGCAGGGTGTGTTTACAAACACAGGGGAGTCCTTTGGCCTTGGTGCTGGTGTAGGCGGCCTTATCGCTGCGTTGGTGGAACTTGGTATTCGAGACCGTTCGGCTGGCGGTGCACCGCCCCCTGCTGTTGACCCCGTCGACCAAGCGGAACTGGCTGCACAACAACAGCAAGCTGGTGATCTTTTCCCAGAAGAACTTGAAGCGGCAACGAGCGACGAGCAAGTGGTCGGGGCCGCAATGGCCAGACAGCAGGCGGCAGAAGAGGAGGCTCTGGCTGCCGAACAGGACGCGCTGGAAGCGGCGGAAATGCAGGGGCAGGAACAGCCCGACATGATCGACATCGACGAAACCCGGCAGATACAGGATTTGTTTGATGACGAAGAACTTGCTCGGATGCAGCAAGAGGAAGACGCGCAGCTGGCTGCACAAGAAGCAGCCCGTGCCGAAACGGAGCGAGCCCGTACGGTTGAGGAAATAGCAACGCTTGATGCGCGCAGCGAAGCAGCTCGTGCAGCCGAATCGGAAGAAAAACGCAGACAGATACTACTCCCCATCATTGAAAGCGGGCGGATCGCTGATCCCACCAACCTAGCCCGTGCGTTCAGTGCAGAACTGCGCCGTCAGGGGTTTGCCAACACCGTCCCCACGGAGTCTGAACTTGCCACTATTGAGCGCGCGGTTGGCGTGCAACAGGCGGTAACCGCCAGCGAGACTGAGCAGGCTGCAAATGCAGCAGCGCTGCAAGCTCGGCAAGATGCGGAACAACGCGCCGGGGCAGCCCCGCTTGAGCGTTTGATCCCTGAGCGTAGGGCAGCGGCGCCAGTGGCACCAGCTGTAGTGTCACCACAAGACCAAGACCGTGCCGAAAAGGCTCGACTTAACCGTGAGCGGCTGGACCGCACGGGTCGTGGTCTGGAAGGTCAGCTTGAAATCCCGGTTATCCCCCGGGCGAAGGGCGCAGCTGCGCAAGAACCCGCACAGCAGGGGGCACCACAACAACAGGATATGTTCACCCCCGCGCAAGAAACGGATGAGGCGCAGCTGGACTTGTTCGCTCCAAGGAAAGCGGGGGCGCCTGCCGCGCCCGATCAGGGGACTGCGCCGCAACAACTGGCCTTCGACCTCACCGCTGCGCTCGACGCTGCAGGGGTGCCCCCACAAGCGCCCGTCAGAAGGCGTGTGAACGGAATGACTCTTGCGCAAGCAAAACAAGAGTTGACTAATTTTGCTGCTGCGCCCGGGGTTGCCCCAGAGGTGTCGGCGGCCGTTACGGCACTGGTTGAGCAGGCAGCACCTGTGGAAGCTGAGGTTACTACGCCAACTGCTCCTGTTGAGGATGCGGAAGCCCCCGTAAGCCAAGTACCCTCGTACTACATGGACAGCTGGAAGGAAGCGACGGGGCTAAACGAAGCAGATATTGCCAGATACTGGAAGCTCTCCGACGACCAACGCGGCTGGCCAGAACGCCTGATGGTTAAAGCACAGGAGGTTATTGGCGGGGGTGTGATTAGCCCGACGATAGAACATATAGGGGATTTGACAAACAGAATGGGGCCGAAACACGACCCCGGTTTTTCCTATGCGGAAACCAAAGCAAAGGCTGAAAAATACCTCAAGTCGTTGCGCAGCGGCTACGGCTTCCGCCGTGAGTTTGAAGAGAACTTGCGCAGTAACGCAAAGTTTAAAAACATGGCGTACGAAGACCACGTTGCTGAAGTTGATGCGGCGCTCAAAGCCTATGCAGACGCTCACGCAAAACTAAAGACATACAACCCAATACAGACCCTTGCACGGGACGCGGCCGTTGCCCTCGGCAACAAACAATTTGAAAAAGCAGCGGGTCTTTTGGAAGACATGTTGAGCCGTATGCAGACGCGCGAGCAGTTTTTTCAAGAGATGAAACCCGGTACGGAAGCAGCTGCTCCGGCTACTACGCCCGCTGCGGTCAAGCCAGCCAAGCCCGCCAAGCCCGTTGTCGCCAAAGCGGAACCCGTGGAAGAAGATCAGTTTGATGAAACAGACCCGTTTGAAGAAACAAAAGCGGAGCGCGCGGCGCGGCGCAAAGAAGAGAAGTCACAGGAAGGCATACGAGAGAAGATCGACAACATAAACCGTGCCATCGACGCCGACATTGAGCGGGTCACTCCCATTGACATAAGCGACGCCATTGAAGCGGTTGCTGAAAGCGACCCGCTGTTTACAGACCGCCCGACCAAGGGCGCAGAGAAACAATGGTTGAAGGGCCTCAAGAAGACGGACCCGGAACGAGCCGTTGCGGTGCTCAACGCCATACGAAGCGAGAAAGACATACCACCGATTGAGTTGCCGGACATTGTCCCCACCCGGAAAACCAGCGCAAACCAAGACAGCCCCTCCGGCACTATCGAAGTTGATGGTAATCAGCGTCCTACGACCAACAGCAAAGGGCAGCGTATCGCGGATACCGAGGAGAAGATTCGCGCGTTCTACAAGTGGTTCGGTGACAGCAAGGTGGTGGACGATCAGGGTAGACCGTTGGTGTTGTACAGAGGGATTAACACCCCTGCGGAAGGTGCGCTCAACGCAGAAGCTAGAGAAGGGTACGCAGTGTTTGCTTCACCATCCCCGTGGGTCGCCAACACTTATGCAAACCCGGGAGCTACAAGTTCCGATCAGGTGCAGGGCTCACTTGTGCCTGTTTATGTAAAAGCAGATGCGCTTATCGAGTTCCCCGTAACGGTGAGCACATACGACGGTCGTCGTAGGTTTGACATGTTCGAGTTTGATCGTCGGGCTAAATACCTTAGCCCGGGGCAAGTTCTTATTGTTCGTAAAATTGTTGACGTTGGCCCTCGTGCGCGTAAAGAACTTGATCCCGAGTACCTATATAGTTACGAAAACGACGTCTACTCTTGGGGAAAAGGGACGTCAGTAAAATCCGCAATCGGCAACAAGGGCACCTTTGATCCTGCCAGCCCAAAAATAAACCAAGCGCAGGATGAAGCATCGTACTCAACTGACTTGTCTCCGTACATAACTGACTTTGATAGCGCGGTCGCCGCTATCGTGAAATACGCCAGTAACCCTGCGCAGAAGGAAATCGCACAGAAACTAGCGGCCCGACTGATGCAGCTCAAGGCGGCGGGGTTTGAGTTTTCTCTGGAAATTACCCCCGAGGGTTACGCTCTACGCGGCGCTAGAGGTTTGAGCGCAATTGATTTTTCCGGCCTTGGTGAAGCAACCACTGTAAAAATAACACTGAATCACCCCAGCAACGGCAAGCAGTCCGGCACGGGGTGGGTAGTTGTGGCCCATGAACTGGCCCATGCGGCAACGCAAGCGCAGATAAAATACGCGCCAAGGGGGACAGCTGCGGCCAAACTTAACAGACTGTTCGACGATGTTGTTGCCCACTTTAACCAAAGGGTGAAGGAAGGCAACCTTACGGAGTTTGAGAAAAGCATATACAACCGGGGCAATAACGCGCTGCAAAACTCAGATGAGCTGTTGGCTTGGGGTTTAACCAGCGAACCCATGCAGCGGTGGCTTGATAGCATAAAGTCCAAAAACGGCTCCTTCTTGAGCAGGCTTTTCGACGTCGTATCTTCTGCGCTGGGGTTCTCTAGCAACGACACCGCCCTGAGTGAGCTGATGTCTGTTGCTGACGGGCTGTTGACTGAGACTATTGATACATACACTGAAGTTGCAAACAAGCAAGGGCAGTCTTTCGGGAAACAAGAAAACGCAACCGGATACCCTTCATGGGCACTTAGTCTTGCACTAGGAAAACCTATTGTGTGGGCGGAGAAAGACGCCGCGCTGATACAAGCGCAGTCGATAATGGGTAAAAAAATATACCTTGTGGCGACACCTAAAGGAGCGAGCCGAGTTGATGTTGGTTCGTACACAGGTAACTTGCTGCCCCCGGCCCGGTTAAAAGAAGTTCAAGCCGTTGCAGCCGGGATGCAAAAAACCAGCGCCAACGTCGATAACACTATACAGGCAGCCGAGCGAGCTCTCACCGACCAGTCCCCTGCGGCCAACAACCGCTTCCTGAACGTGCAAGGGGCGCAGCTAAAATCCACTTCCAAACCAATGAAGTCAAAGCCGGTACGTGATGCTGTAGCCAAAGTGATGGGCACGTCAGCGGGCTCTGCGGCAGGTAACGCCGCCCGTGTCGTGTTGACGTGGGGTCTCCCGTTGCCGGCGCTAAACGACTACGTGCAGTCCTACATCAGGACCAAGGGCCCTGCGTACGCGCTTTTTGCCGACGTTGTTAAGCGTTACACAGAAACCGCCGTTAAGTTTGAAGGCGCCATGCGACAGTTTACTGACGGTATCACGGCACAGATCACCCGAATGGGGGATTGGAAGGTGGCGAACGCGGATAAGTACGCGGCTATGACAGACCTGTACTTTGGGGGGTCCCACAAGCGGGTGGACCTGACCAAGCCTGAAAGCGAGTATGTAGGGAACCCGGAGAAACTCACTGCGTATCGTAAGCTGAAGAAGCAGTACGATGCCATTGGCCCAGCAGGGCAGGCTATTTATAGGCAGATGCGTGTAATCCACAATCAGCAGTTTAAGCAGATTTCTCAACAAGTGTTCAACCGCGTGTACGATGCAACCCAAGATAAAGCAATGGCAACTCGCATTCAAAACGAGTTTGTTAAGCAGATGCGGGAGAAGGGGCCCCTCGAAGGCTACGCGCCGATGCTGCGCCCGAGCGGTAAGCACATGCTGAAGTACGTCGGGAAGGACGGCGAGCCCGCGTTCGAGATATTTACAAACCCCAACGACCAAGCAGCGCGCAGGCAGCAGCTCCTTGAAGAAGGTATTAGTGACAAAGACATTAACCCGTTTATAGGTGGAGACCTCCGTGCGTTTGATGGCGTCGTGCCTTCCAGTTTCCTTGGGCAGCTTGTAACCACTCTCAAAGAGAGCAAGGTCGAAGATGGCGCCGCCAAAACCGCGCTGATTGAATCCGTTATGGCGCTGGGCGTCGCTATGTCGCCGTCCAATTCGGTGCTGGAGCGCCTTGCCTCACGTAAAGAGGTTGCAGGTTACATACGTGACCCGTTCTGGGCGTTTCAAGAAGGCACGATAGGGCTCGGCCGAAAGCTGATTAACATGGAGTATGGCGCACAGCTTAACAAAGAAGTTGCCAACATGGAGGCCACGCGCAAGAACATCGGAAATGACGCGACAGTGGCCTCTATCGTAGAGGACATTACTAAACGAGCCAAGTACTCTGCCAACCCAAGTCAGAGCTGGTGGTCAAACCTGTTCACAACCGGAACCTACGGGTGGACGCTGGGGTTTAACGTCTCTTCCGCAATCGTGGACTTGTCCTCACTCGTGCTCGTCACCGGCCCGTACCTGACGAGAACCTACGGGTTTGCAAAGACTCACCGGGTGATGATGGCCGCCGCAAAAGACATACTGGGAATGGGCACGTCGGCAGATGTGGAGACGTTGGTAACTCAGGGTCTGGAGGGCGCCGCGCTACAAGAGGTGCTGCAGACACTGGGCACAAAGGATCGGGACATGGTGCGCAGAAAAACGCTGCCTTCCGTGCTCAACATTGACTTTAACGACCCGGCGCAGCAGAAGAAGTACGGCTATCTTAAGCCGTTAGTAGATAAGGTGCGCGAGGCCGGTCACTCTGAGCGGTACTCTGAGCTGGCTGAATCGGCGGAGTTTGGCGAAAGCAACGCACTGTCTAAGTGGTCAGCACGAATGGGGTTCATGATGAACGCCAGTGAGCGCTTCAAGCGAGAGGTTGGATTAAAGACCGCGTACGACTTGGCACTCGCCGAGTTTGGTAAAAATCCAACGCAAGCGCAGAGAGAAGAAGCTGCGCAAAAGGCCATGGACATGAGCTTGCTGCTCAACGGGGGGTCAACGGCGGTAACAGGCGCGCGGTTCCAACAGCAAGATATTGCGCGTGTAGCGTTTATGTACCGACGGTTTGCGGCGCTGCAGATGTACCTGCAAACAAAGACAGCCTATGACGCCACCATGAACGATGACCCCGACGTTAAGAAAGCGGCCCGTGCGTTCGCCGGGTACACCATGTTAACTTCCGCGGCTATGGTCGGAGTTAAAGGTATGCCAATGATGGGCGCCGTCGCCGGGTTGTGGGCAATGTACGGGGCGCTGTTCGGGGAAGAAGACGAAGACAACTCACTGGATAACTTCCTGCGTACGCACTTGGACCCAATACTGGTCGAGGGTATACCGAACATACTCACCAACGCCAACGTCGCTGGGCGAATGGAGATGACCAATCTCCTGATCCGAGACTCCAACCTGCCGAACGACGCCACGTTGGCTGACATTGTTGCCGCTCACTTTGGCGGACCTGCATACGGTTCAGTTAGTAGGGCGTATCGCGGCGCTGGGTTGATTGCAGAAGGGGAAATCCAGCGCGGGGTAGAAAGTATGTTGCCAGCGTCGTTCTCTAACGTATTCAAGTCTGCGAGATTCTTAACAGAAGGTGCTATCGAGACGATGCGGGGCGACGCCGTTACGGAGATCAGCCCATTCGGCGCGCTGTCACAAGCGCTTGGTTTTGCTCCGGCCGATTACGCTAGAACCATGGACTTTAATGTCGGGGACTCTAACGCTGAGCGCAGAATAAAAACCAAACGAACTGGGCTGTATGAAGCGGTCTACGTTGCATACCGCGTTGGCGATACCGGCGGCGTTGCGCAGGCGATAGAGAAGATAATTGAGTTTAACGCGCGCTACCCAGAGTTCGGTATAACTTCCGAGGGCTTGCGACAGTCCATTAAAGGCCGGGACAACAACACGCAGAAAATGATTAGGGGCAGGTTGCCGGACGAGAGAATGCGAGGCAATACCCTAGAGCGTGCGGAGGATTGGGGCTTCTAAAAATACCCCCGGCAAAAAGATGAGGGAGAACGCCGGGGGTGCTGGAGTTAAACAACCGACTGAGAGTGTATCAAGCCAGTCGCCAGAAGCGAACCCCCTGCATTTTATTCTCTACCCGGCACCGGTGGTCGCAAACCCAGCTTCGGTATTCGGCAATCTCATAGAACTGCGAGACTGCCTCTACCATATCAATGCAGGGCACGAACACAGAACACCCGGGATCGAAGGTCTTCCAGTTCACCACCATGCGTAAACCGTCGGGGGCCAAGTCCATGGCCACCCCGCGGTTGTCATTCTTCCTCGGCTTTCGTGGTGCTACTGTCGACTTCATCTTCGGTTCCCACATCACTCAGCCACGACGCGCCTTGGAGCATCAGCACACTCACCGGCGGCAGGTTCAGCTTGGTGCCCTTGCCCATACGCTTTGAGACCACCTTGGCGCCGCACGGCATGTCGCGCAGTTCCCTGATAACCCCGTTGTAGTCTATCTGCCGGTCTGCGCACCACGATCTGAAAGGCTTCGGCATCAGGTACAACGTGTTGCTGTCCGTCTCCAGCCGGCCCAGCAGCGCCACGCGGGGCATTGCTTCCGGCACCACGAGATGGTCCAGCACATCTGGTCGACTACTACCATCAGCCCGACCGTCACTGGAGTTGCGGATACGCAGGAAATCATTCACGTTGGCGTAGAAATAGTCGCTGACAACCTGCATCGCGTCATGGTTGTACATGTTGATGTCGTCGTCCTTGTAGTCGCGCAGGTAGTTCACCACCCAGTCGATCAACGCTTTGACATCGTACTGTATGTACTTCAGGCGCTTGGCAATCAGCAGACCAGTTATTACGCACGCCGCTTGCGCGGACCAGAATCGGTTCTGTGCAGTCAACCCGGCACGAGCGTCGATGTTCATCTGAATGCTGACCAACAGCTTCTGGATTTCATCCACATTGTTCATGATGTACTGCAGGTACGGGATCGCGCCGTGCCCAAAGTGCATTTCAATGGACTTCGCCAGCTGGTCCGTGTCGTGCTTGGCCAGCTTCTTTTTCTGCGGGGAGAACTCCAGCACACGCTGCATTTCTGCTTTGGGTGCGTCCTTGTACGAGTTAACCTTGGAGATGAGGCTCGCATTGCCAGTGGTGACGCATATAAAGCTCCACGGGTCCCCGCGCCAGCGTGAGGAGTTCGCACCCTGACTCAGCCGGCCGCGCTGCTTGCCGCTGGGAATCTGATAGATGAAGTCGCTGGCCTCTTTTGGGTGCATGTTCGTCATTTCGTCACAGAACAGCGGCAGGTCTTTGAGCGTCTCCGCGTAGTTCATCTTGTCGTGATACGTATCACGCTCAAACTTCACGTACTTGGCAGGGTCTGCCCACAAACTGGCAGCTGCCAGCAGCGCCGTGGTCTTGCCGTAGCCTGAGTCCTTGCTGTGGAAGTGGAATATGGACCCCTTGATCGCTGTCATCTTGGTTAGCACTGAGCCGAATGCTGTGCCGATAATGTACTGGTATGACTCAAACCCGGGCTTGTTGAAGAACTCCATGTTCTCTTTCCACTCGTCCATAGACCCCTGCGGTTCAAACATAGGGAACAGATGCGAGGTCTTGGTTGAAGGAGCGTTGAGCTCCACACGATCCGGCAGAACGCGGGCGCGCCCCAGCGTGAACGCAGAGAACTCTTCATCCACCCAACCGAACTGTCTGCGGCTAAGGTCCGCTGCAGATGTGTGTTCCAAGCTGGATACCCACTTTATTACGTATGTCATCAAAGCCTCCCAATGTGCGGTCGTGGCAACAGCCACGCTATTTCTGGACAGATACTTGCGCAGCTCATCACGAGTGGTCGCCGCAGTAAGCGGCACTGTGAATTCTTTTACCCCGTCGTACGGCATGTGCACGCGCACCACAACAGAAGCCCCTTCCTCTGGGTCTTCTATTCGACGCAAGACATAAAGGTCGTGCTCGTACACCAACATTTCAATAGAGTCGCCCTCCCTATTTTCCGTTTCAAAGTACACCCCCCCGTTCTTGCCCCTGAAATACGGGCTCGGGTACTTAGGGATGGTGTACGCCTGCAGCTCCACAGCCTTCATCTGTTCCGGCCGATCGAACACGACGTTGTCTTCGTCCTGTGCCCTGATGATTTCTTTACCCAGCTGGATCGGAGACGTGAGCTTCCCGTTGTTAGGGCAGTTTGCACATACCCCCGGGTTGAGGCTATCGAATGTCGCGCAGTGGTACGGCCCTGCCGTTGCCTTGGCTTTGCGTTCCGTGACGTCAGCGTCGTAGTCTGGGTGCCGACGCGAGATGATGTGGATAGCCTTCTCACCGTCCACGCAGTTCACCGCGATCGACAACCCTGCCCGCCACAGCGGCTCTTCAACGTCTGCTTGGTTGGTCGTCAGATTCGCAAGCTGTAGGCAGCCACGGCCCTTGGCGCTCTTCTCCAAAATGGTTTTGAATCGGCTGGTGGCGTTACCCATCAGCGATGCCATCATGGGGTCTGCTGCGCTAGAGCGGGTCTTCTTGGCCGGCAGCGCACCTTCCGGCACGTAGTGATCCAGAATGGCTTTGAACTTGTCCAGTGATACCACCGGCTCCAAATCTGCGAGCACCGCCACGTTCTTCGGCGGACTATCTTTGTGATTACGAGTGCCCGGGCAGCGCAGTACTCGCGCGCTGTCAGCCGGGACGACCGGGTCTATGTTCAGCCCATGGTTGATGCACATCTGCTTGAAGCGTTGTGCCAGAGGTACCCAGCTGTCTTTCGCCAAGTCTTCGTCCATTGTCCAGTATACGTGCAGCCCACGGCCAGAGTTCACCATCGTCGGCTTGGGTAGCTGGTGCGCCTGACAAAATACCCTGACTGCCTTCACTGCAGCTTGTTGTGTAGGAAAACCTTTATCGCCCTTGTCCTTTCCGCAGTCCAGATCAAGGAAAAATGAGCGCAGCTTCTCGGCGTTGTCCGCGGTGCGTTTGCCCGGGGTAACAAAAGAGGCCAGCGCGAAGTATACATCGTGGTTGTTTTCGTCAAGGTGTAGCGCCTGTTCTTCCATATCAGCGATTGATGTAAAGAACTTTTGCGTAATCTGCTTCTGCCCAACCTTAACGGCAAATATGCAGTAGTGCTGCCCGTCCGCAAGCACATGTTCTAAGAATTTTATTGCGCCCATACCCCACCAGCTTTCTTTAGAGACGACAAGGGGCGCCGGAGCGCCCCCGCCTTAAAGTATGTACAGCCTACTGAGCTTAGTCGTCCCACTCACCGAGCAGGTCGTCCAGATCGCTAGCCGGTTCTTCCTTGGGAGCAGCTTTCTTGCTGCTGCGCACAACAGGCTCGTCATCCTCTTCTTCAACAACAGGGGCGGCTTTCTTCTTTTGCACAGGGGCCGGTTCGTCGTCATCTTCTTCAACAACAGGAGCTGCTTTCTTCTTTGCCTTCGGTGCTGGTTCTTCCTCTTCCTCGACAACAGGCGCCGCTTTCTTCTTGGTGGCAGCCTTCTCGGCCGGCGCAGCTTGACGTGGGGCCTTCTCACCGTCGTACGCGCCAACGGTCAGGGTGATGGCATCCTTGGCTTCGGGGGAATCGCGCATCTCCAGCGCTGTCTCCAGCTCTTCTTGATCCAGTGGGCGCACTGCGCTGAAGGACAGCTTGGGCTGTTCACTGGCAACGTCGAACTTCATGCGGGTGACCACGGAGATCGCGTGCACTGAGTTTGCCGCCAAGAACTTGCCGTACGCCTGCAGGCCCATCTTGCCGTCCTTGCCGTCACCGAACACGCTGGTGGCTGGCAACTGCAGCTGATACACCTCTTTCTTCTCGATGTCGCCATCCAGCAGCACTGCAACGCGCTGGGAGAAACGGCAGGCGCGGGACTCGCCCTGACCGGAGCCCTTGATGTTGTTCGGGCAGGTCATGCACTTGTCGCTCTGGCGCTGGTCTTCCGGTACTGACGCGTCGGGCTTCTGGGTGTCAGAGGACCAGCACGTGGGGGGAACTGCCGTCGCCTTTGAATCGTAGGCGCCTTCGTAGTACTGGCGGGACACCGGTGCGGCGTTCACCAGAATGACATCCAGTGTGCGATCTTCACTCACGTAGACTTCTTCGCCGTTTACCACCTGACGAAACGCCTTGCCCTTAATGGAGATGCGACGGTTGCCGGAGCCTCCGCTACCGCCGGCGATGGTCTTGGTAATGCTGTCTTCAAAACCGGCCGGCATAGCGGGCATCTTGAATTTCTTGCCTTCAAACAAAGTTACGTTGCTCATACAATCCTCTGCGTTTAGTTTGGTTGTTACAAATCCAGCTCGAGTTGCTTACGCCCTTCGGCATTATCGGCACTCAAATGGTCGCGCACCTTATCATAGTCAAACCGGTACGTGGTCCGGGTACCGCCGGCGACGGCGATGTACGAACTCTTTGGTATCTTCCCCTGCTCCATCCAAGTTCTGACGGTGAGGCTGGACACCTGCAAGCGGTCAGCCAGCTCACCTATTTTGATAAGGTTATCGCCACTCATTACTTTCTCCGAATGCTAATCTGGTACTTCGTTTCCGTGTTCATGCCGGGGGGCAGTACGTCGGGGTGGTCTTCCAAAAACTGTTTCACGTTACCTTGATGCAGGCGCTTCTCCAGCAGGTCAGGCACCTTGTGCTCAAGCACGAACTCGTGCATCGCAGCCCAGTCGTTGGTCCAGTAGTTGGTCGTCGTGGTGCGGTAGAACAGCCCCGACTTCGTGCGGGCCCCCTCCACACCGTGCTCCCTGCAGTAGTCCAGCAGCGCGCCCTTCACCAACGCCATCTGGTCAGCCAGCTCTTTTGTCTGCTCTTTGTAAGCATTGGTGAGCTCGTCGTTCTTCTCTTTCATCTTCAGGTAGACCCGCACCAGCTTGGTCAGCTTGGGGTCTTCGGTCTCAACTGCTTTCTCGGTTGCCATGTTGGTATCCAATGGTTGTTTGTGATACCCACTCTACTATCCTTATTTATACTACGCAAGCACTTTCTTATACAAATCTATCATAGCAGAGTGGACGTTGACCTTGGTCTCCAGCATCGCAAACACGTGGGCTTCCGCCTCTGAACCCTGCAGCTGCACCACGGTGCACTTGTTTTTTTGCCCGGATCGGTGAACCCGCGCGTTCGCTTGCTCGTATATCTCCACTGAGGATGTCGGCCCCCACCACACGACTGTGTCCGCTGCAGTGAGCGTTACCCCGTGCGCCGCAGCTTGCGGTTGTATCACCAGCACCCGAGGGCTGTCCGTGGTTTGAAACCTTTGGAAGATGTCTGTGCGGTTGGACGCACTCACGCCACCGTTGATAATGTCCGCGCTGATGCCGTCGCTGTTCAGCCGGGCGGCCAGAACTTCTATGACGCTGCGGAACGGGGCGAAGATCAATACCTTGTTCTCGGTCTCGGCGATCACTTCCATGAGCACTTTGTACCGGCTGCTGATGTCGAACTCCACTGTCTCCCCGTCTTCGCTGTACACCGCCCCTGCCGAAATCTGCAGGAGTTTCCCCAGTTTCACCGCTGCGTTTGCCGCCGTTATCTGCTCCCCCGCCGCCTCAATTATCATTTTTTTCTTCATGATGGTGTAGTACTTGATCTGCTGCGGGGTCAGCTCCACGCGGCGCTTGACGGTAACCATGTCGGGTAAGTCCATGCACTCTGCCTTTGTGAAGCGTATTGCCGGCTGCAGGGCCTCATGCACGATCTTTTTTGAGTCGGGTCGCGGTATATACTTGAACTGGGTCAGCTTGTACATCACAAGGTCACGAAACGCGGTGAAGTACTTCGGCACGCCGTTGGGGTTCACAAGTTTTGCCAGTCCGTAGGCGTCCTCCGGGGACTGCGCCGCCGGGGTCCCTGTCATCATCCACAACCACGTGTCCGGCCCCACCAACTGCTTGAGAGCTTTCCATCGCTTTGTCTGCACGTTCTTCACATAGGTCGCCTCATCGCAAATGATGAGGTCGAATCGGCCGTACTTCAGATCGTCCAGAGAATTGACCACTGTGTCGTAGTTGGTCACGACGAACTCCGCGTCGCTCTCTATCACGGCTTTACGCTTTGCTGCGCTGCCGTGGGCAATGTCCACCTTGCGGTGCATGATGGTCTTGAAGAAGTCGGACCTCCACGCCACGTCCATGATGGACAGGGGACACACCACCAGCACACGCTGGATAATCCCTGCGGTTATCAGGTAGTCGGCCGCCCACGCTGCAGCTGCGGTCTTTCCACTGCCTTGTTGGTTAAAGCAAAACGCTCGCCGGTGCAGTGTCAGAAACTCAGCCGTGGTGCGCTGATGCGCGAACGGGGTGTACAATCCGGGCCAACCGTATGACCTATTTATAGGCGATGGGACTTTCTTGACGCCGATGTTCTTCAACACCTGCATCTCCTCCAGTCCCCAGTTTACTGCGACTCGCCCATCCGATAGTTGTTTGCTTTTAGGGATCGTGTTTAATATCTGCTGCGGATTGCGTACCCGCAGCAGCACCGCTTTGTTATCGTAAATCTGCATTGTTGCCCTTACTTCTTCGGTGTGTGCCCGTTGCGGCTGCGGTTCTTACTGGGGGACTCCAGCTTGTAGCCGTCGGCGTTGGTGCCGCCGTTCTTCATCATTTTGTTGTGAGAAACGTCCTTGCCGGCGCGGTCAATGCCCTTGGCGTCGTACGCCCTTCTGGCACGCTGTCGCTCCATGCGGGCCTCGTGCTCCCCCCGGGCCTTGGCAGTCTTGGCTTCTTGCTTGTAGTCACGCTTGTAGTCTTTTGAACTGGGCATCACGCTTTCTCCTCGATTATTTTCCTGACCAGATACCTGTGGCCTATCTGCACGTACTCTCTGCCCCCGTGCCTCATGATTATGCAGCGGTAACGGGGCTGCCCGACCAGCACGTCATTGTGCAGCATCCCGCCGTCTTCCAGTATTTTACGAGCCAGAAAGTCGTAGCTGTCTACGCTGAGTAGTCGGGCCAGAGACACGGTTTCAAAATTCACGGGTAACGCGCCCATGCGTTCATACTCCCCGATTTCACACCATCGTTTATCGTAGGCGGGCGGTTTTGACGGATCAATCCCCATTATTATGTGCGCCCCGCCTACTCCCGTTGTCGCATTTGCTGTCGGCATCACATGTTCCTCCCGTTATGAGGGCAGCTCAGTACCACGCAGTACTTTTTGCACAGCCCTGATGTTTTGGGGTTCCACACCCCCGAGTCGATCGCCGTCAGTATTCGGCCGTAGCGTTTCAACCACTTCGCCCACAGCCCCGGCGCATCACTGCGCTTGTACTGCCTGCAAATGAACGCTTTTGCTATCACAAAGAACAGCGCCGCATCGACTTCTTCGACGTCCGGGAAGTGCTTGAACGTCGCCAGCGCCATCAACTCCAGCTGGTCTGTGTCTGCGTACTTGGCACTTGCCCCGGCCTTGTAGTCGAGCACCTTCGCCTTTGTTCCGTTGATGATACTGAGGTCCGAGATGCCACGCCACCACACTTTCGGGTCGTCCATGGCACAGGCTTCGAGGTCTTCGGTCAGGCCCATCTTGTACTCGCACAACTTCTCACCCGGCAGTGCCTTGAGCTTGTCCAGTGACCGTCGAGCGAACTCAAACTGCGGGGGTAACTGCGCTGTGCCGGCTACGTAGAACTCCGCAGCCTCGTGAAACATCTCACCGTACATCGCCGCGTCGTTCTGCTCGTCCTTAACGTCCTTCTTGATCTTGAGGTGGTAGTACTTCCTCGGGCACTGCTCAAACAGCTTGATGGCGCTGAACGACCACGTTGGGTTTTTCACTTGGCGTCTCCGTAGGTGTCGGCGATGTCGCCTTCTGACCATGTTATCAGCTGCGGCCACCAGACTGGAGGCGTTCTCATGATGCGCTGCGCTGTGTCCAGCACGTGCTGGGCCGTGTCTTCATGCACCACGTACACCAGCTCGTCGTGCACCATCAGGCTGGGGCGCAGTCCGTTCAACGCTTTGTACACCGCGAATGCGTTCTCGGCGATGATGTCTCTGGCCAGCGCCTGCACGATGTTCTCGTCAATCTTCCCGGCATATATCCTCGCGCGGTTGCGCCCGGTGCCATACCACCACTCGTCTCTGCGGTTCCCGCCCTCCTCGATATGAAGCGCCGGGTAGCGTATGTGCCGGCCGCTGGGCAGTACCAGCGCGTTCTGCGTCGTGGTCACCAGCCCCCAAGGGTCAACCTCGTACGTGTCGCCGGCAGCTATCCCCGGCAGCATGTCGTGGCATGTTCTCCACCCCTGAACAATTTCTTGGTACTCGTCGCGCCAACGATACGTGATCTTCTCAGACTCCTGCAGATCAAGGTCGACCCCGCCCATCAGCTTGGCTACCTTCTGGAAGGTGGGTGCACCGGCACCAAACCCCAATCCCAAGTGCGCTACCTTGCCCACCTGCCGCTGTGCCTTCGACACGTCCGCCTCGGGGATGGTGTACAGCTTTGCAGCAAAGTCTTTGTACAGGTCGGCCTTATCTGGCGAAGCCTTATACAGCGCCATCGAAGTTGGGACTTTCCACAAGAAGTGGTTTACACGTAGTTCAATACCGGAGAGGTCAGCTACCACAACCTTGTACCCGGGCGGAGCTATCATCGACTTACGCAGTGCGTCAGCCAGCTTTGGCTTGGTCGGGTCTACCCGGTTCAGATTCTGCGGGTTATAAATGAAGCCTGACCAGCGGCCCGTGGTGTCGGCCCCGCAGTAATGCAGTGGGATCGGCAGTCTTCCGCGCAGTGCCTTGCCTGTTGCAAGAAACGACTCCAGCCGGGTCTGCAGGATAGTAGACTTCACATCCAGCCGCGTACTCGCCGCTAACGCAACCACTGGGTCTTCGTGCTCCTGCAGCGCAAGGAACGCCTCGTCCGTTTTGGACAGCGCCGGTATCATCTTCTCCGGGTTTGATGGGCTCGGCTTCATCGGCACGTCCACCCCCAGTGACTCCAGCAGCAGCTTGAACCTCGGAGTAGAAGCAAGCATGCTGCGCACGCCTTCCTCTACGTCCTCCACATCTTCGTGGGCGTCGCCGTACAGGATGAGCCCCATAGCTTCGAGCGCCCGGTGCTTCTGTATCTGGCAGTCGCTCAGTGCCTTGTTCAGTACCTGCCGGCTCAGCATGAACTTGGGCTCCACCAGCATCCGTATCGTGGCGTCTATCTGCCACAGCTCGATGGAGTTGTAGTGCTTGAGCAGGAGCTTGAAGAGTGCGTGGCACTGGTCGGTGTCATCACGGTTGTACGTTCGCATGGCGTTGACTTCTTCGGCGGTGAAGTCGCACAGGTGCCGTCCCTTGGTGTTGAGCAGGACGGTGTTGTCTTTGACACCCAGCTTGTAGTACTCGACCAGCTTGGCCAGAGACAGCCCGCAGGTCTTGCTGTGGATGGGTCTCGCCATAGCCAGCGTGCACCCCCACACTTTGGGTTGTACCTTGAAGCGCCACGCAAGAATCATCGCATCAAACGCAGACATGTTGTGGGCGACTAGCATTACATCTGACCAGTCTTGTGCGTCCAGATGTTCACGGATCGCGGCTTCACCGAAGATAACCTGCGTCGGCGCGTCGTCGTATTTGACCGCCATGGATATAATCTCGGTGTCAGGGTGCATCACGTATTCTATGGGGCTCATCTTGGACAGCGAGTGTGTCTGCGACCAGTACGTTTCAAAATCGGTTACGACAAGTCGCATCATTCTTCTCCAAATGTTTTTAGTTTTTCCAACTTCCTATGTGCTTCGTGTTCCGTGATCGGCCTTGCCGCGCTGACCCCTCTGGGCACGGCAGTCACCTTACCGCCCTTGGCAAGGTACTGCTTGATCTGCTCTTCCAGCTTCTCGCGCTCAGGGTTCTGCTTGTCGGGTGCGCGGCTCAGGTTGTGGTAGTAGGTGTTGCTTCTCATTTCACACGCTCCTGTGCTGCGCTCTCACCGGCCAGCGCGAAATACGCTGCCCCGTCCTCGTAACTGTCTGCACGATACCCGCCCTGCTGCGCCCTGACCATCTTCAAGCAGGCCATGAACAGCCAGCCCTGCTCCTCGGTGAGCTTGGCCTCCGTCAGCGTGTTGAACATCGCCACCGTCTTGCCCATGCTGCGCTCGCCCTGCGGCTGGTCGTATGTCGCCGCCCGCTCCTCCATGTGACCGATTGCGGTCTTTAGTATTTGCGGGGCAGTGGGTGCCTCTCGCGGTTGCTTGTCTATCCAGCCCTCAAGCTCTTTTTCTGTCCGTTCGCTCAGGTACTGCGCCCCAGCCTCCACGCTGCGCATGATTAAGTGCTCTTCGCAATACCCTGATGCGTCTGTCCTTGAATTCAAACAACCGCCTACTTGGCAATAAACGTAGTGAATCATGTGTTCTCCTTGTTGGTTGTAATTTGAAACTCGGTAGGCACGCCCAGTCGCAGCGCCCAGTCGCGCAGTTTTTCCTTGTCTGGCATTGGCTGCTTGCCGGTGACACAGTGCCAGATTTCTTGCTCTACAGCAGCGCGGCGGTTCAGTTCGTGGTACCCGGCTTTCAGGTTGCGAAGTCGCCAGAGTAGTCGGCGGATCATGGTATCGGCTCCTTGTCGATGATGGCGCGGAAAATAAAATCAAACAGGCCCGGAGACAGCTTTAGCTTGCGTGCAATGTGCGGGTCATTGCAGTCACATGCTTGGGACTTTGCAAACGCACTTTCCTGCTGCATGTACGGAGCAGAACATTTTTTACATCTATCCGCTGTTGTGGTGGGCATTATGTGTTCTCCTTGTCGATGATGGCTTGCACTTCAGCAGCCATGAATTTCTTTCCTGAATCAATCAGAGCCTCCCGTATTTCAATCAAGTCCTCCACCGGCACTATCCTGTGGGTGTCTGGGATTATCCACATCGTTGAAGCGGTGTTTTGGCCGAACGTGGTAACGGGGGCAGGCTCGGTGCACTTGGCTTGTATTCCGCTATATGCCCACAGCGGGACATCGCCTTCCGGCTTCAGTTGCATGATTGCTCCTTGTCGATGATGGCTTGCGCTTCTTCGCACGCCTCCATGAATTCGTCTTTGTAATAAGAAACTCCAACTAGCGTTTTCAGCAACTTTACACTCACTATCCTGTGGGTGTCGGGGAGGGCGTAGAGCGCACAAACCCTCTGCAATCGCGGGTTATTCTTTTCAAAGTTCCATGCAATTTGCTGTTCGTCTGCAAAGCCTGTTACCCCTGTTTCTTTGTGCTGGTACATCCACGCCACCGGCTTCAGCTCTTGCATACATCCTCCCTGTTAATAACACGCCGCCCCTCTGACAGTTCAGCAAATTCGCTGGTAATGACGACAGTGTGGTGGGGATGGCAGTGCTTGTGCATCCACCACATCATGCTCCTTGCAGCCTCGTCAAAGTCTTCGCCCGCATTCAGGTCTGCGCTAGCCTGCATCAGTCTCGCGTCCTGCATCCCGGCGTCATAGCCGCGCTGGAAAGTGGATAGTTGTTTTTCATCCGATGGATGGCTGTGCCCGCTTGTAGTGGTGAGCACTTCAACGGCAATCTTTATTCGGTTGGCAAATGTCAGTTTCACTCTCCCACCTCCCGCGCCGTGGCGCTTACCTGCTCCTGTGAGGCGGCGAGCATGGCTTGGTACATGCGTTTGTAAATATCTTTCATCACAGCCCACGGCACGTTTACCCGGAGGATAATCTCCCCTTTTCCGGCACACCCGTGACACCCCCGACCTTCGCAGTCTTGGCAGCGTTCATGGGATTTTACGGAGAATTCCCCCATACATTCGGCCTTCATTTTCTCGCTTATCATCGGCACTTCAGCCACCAGCACCTTGCCTGCGAACAGGGCGCGGAGGTCGTATTCAGATACAACGTACTCTCCTATATTGTCAGCCACCAGCAGGTGATCCTCTAGCCACTTCTCCAACTGTTCAGCGTTCATTGTGAAACCTCCAGTGCTGCGAGAAGCAAGTCTGCCGCAGATACGGCATCGCGCATTACAGCGTCGTTAGTCCTTGCGTGGTGTGGGTTAGAAAGCAGCCCCTGCATCGCCGCCATTGCAAACTGCTCGCGCTTGGTCAGCGTGTGTGACACCACAGGCAGTGCGTCTTCCTCGTCGGTAACGTCCAGTTGAACGGCGCAGGTGTACACATACCCACCCCCACGTGATGCTGTCTTCTGCACTTCAACACGGCCAGCTTCCCGTAGCCCCCGGATTGCGTCGCGTATGGCTAGACGCAGGTCGTCCACGTCCATGCTGGTTAAGAGTCTCTTACCCGACATGTCTATCGCGTACTTCAGGTCCTTCGTGGTAAAGGGTTTGCCGTTCAGGCTGTAGATCACATCCTCCACCGCGCCACGGCGGGACCAGCTTGAGTATAGGGGGGTCATGGCAAGTACCTCCACGCCAGCACGACAACACCGGCGGCGACCAACACCGCGCCGAACAGCGTAGCCAAACCGTACACCACGCCAACCCTGTGCGGGAAGGTGTTCGCATCCCACACACAGTCCAGCACCCACGATATAAACAGAATTGCTATTCCAATTGCGATCATTTCACCCACTCCCCGCGCTCGATACAGACACGCAACGGCATCATTGTTTTAGTCGCGGCGTTATAGGTCATGCGCGCTTCGTACTCAACGCACGGGTTGTTGGCCTCTTGATCCAGTGCCAAAGAAATCCCCCATGCCAGCCCCAACACACCAACAGCCCCAAGCCCCCACGCCAATAGGTCATTAACGCCATTACTCCCAAACCGGTCAATACTCTTACCGAAGGCCACAAACCACACGATCACCACCAGTATCCAAAAAGTTATTGCGATCATTTCACACCTCTTGCGCCGTGGCGCACAGTGCCGCATCAATTAAACCAATAAGACGTTTGGCATTTTTAGAATTTGTCCAAGGCACAGTGCTATCGTTACACGTAAACCACATCCAATCTCTACCGGCTCTATCTTTGCCACAGGCAGTAAGAAAAGCTTTCATTTCAGGGCTTTCTATATCTGCAATGGCAGAGTCAAAATCATTGTAATTAACCCAATCAAGGTATGAACCGCAATAACCAATGGGCTTATATTCGCGGTTCAATACAATAACTTTGCTGCTATCTTTATCGAGTTTTTGTATGCAGTACGGAATAAAATTTCGCAGACACCGAGCAGCTCGTTTGCTGTAACCGCCTGTGCCATATTTATAGTTTTTGTACTCTTCGTAAGAATCAAATCCAAGCACACTAACGAGCGCCGATCTTGATGCCTCAAGATGCAGTAGCCATTTTTTATCCGCCCTATCTTTTCTCATGTTATTCTCCTGCCGAGCACCATTAGTATCCAGAAAGTTATTTCGATCATTTCACACCTCTATAAAACACATGGTCATTAACTCGCCCGACAACCTGCCCGGTACTGGCCCAGTCTGGACGCACCCGCATCGCGTGGTAGTGAGTCGCCTCTCCAACTACCGGGGCACTGCGGCCCTCATACACTGCTGCTGCGATCAGCTGCGCCACTCTCCACGGCACATCGTCGGTGGGCTGGTCAGACTTGCCGTCGCAAAAGAAGCTGAACTGGCACTCGTTTCGAGTCTCGCCGCCTTCGTAGACTACACTGCAGGCATCACTGGGGTACCGTGGGTCGTGGACTCTGTTCATGACCACTTGGGCCACTGCGTACTGCCCAGCGATCGGCTCACCTCGGGCCTCCCAGTACACCGCCATTGCGATGCACATCACTTCGTAGAGGATCATTGCCAGTTCCCCCTTGTAAACCCCAGCATCAAAACGCACCACGGGGACACCTGCCACATCAAGAGGCCCGTCACCACAATCAACACACAGTTTTGCACGTAATCCATTTTGTTCATCGCACCACCTCCACTTCTGCTTCAGTCTCTATCCACACCTTGGCACCGCAGGACAGCGGATCATCTGGGCTGTACACCACCCGGCTGGGGCCATGTACCACCACTTCGTTGCACGTGGTGTTGTCTTTGTATGTCTTGACTGTGAGAACAGGCAGGTCCGCGCCCTTGGCGTTCGCCTTGATGTTGTGCTGGTTTACGTGTATGCGTGTTTTCATTCCACCACCTCAACCTTGCCCAGCAGCTTGACCGCCCCGACTTCGCGCTTGGCGACGCCCCCAACGTGGTATGCCTGCCTCTTGGCACCTGTACGACTACCGTACCCGGTGCTGCCGTTGCCACCTATGTCATCGACGCGGACCACACGCAGCCGCTTGGGGCTTATCGCTTCGGCTTGCGCCGTGACAACTTCGTTCCGCCATCCGGCGGGTGTAAATACTGATGTGTTGTACTTGATTATCATCGTCTTGTTCCTCAGTGAACTGTGTCGTCATCGTCATCAAACGCGCCATTGACATCCAGCGTGGCGGCGACGCTTTGCAGCACCACTTCTGCCGGGACTTGGTAGTACATAGACAGCATCACCAGCGCGTTGGTCAGGGCGCTCAGCGTAGCTGCTTTCTTGAACGCGGCACTCTTACCAGCCGTACTTTCTGCCCAGTTGTCAGTGACCAGCGCAATGCTCGTCACCAATTCCTGTACTGCTTCTTTTGCGCCTTCCGGTGCGTTAATCATGGTTGTTGCTCCTATTGGTTGTTTAATGTGGTCTGCCAGATAAACCGCTGACAGCACCGGTGCGCAATCGAAGCACGTGTCCTCGATAACATCAGAAGTTGTTCCCGACGGGGCAACCAATGCGTCGTCTCTACGTGGTGGGGGAGCATTCTAAAACCGTCCACTCACTCCTTGCGCTGCCGGTGTTTTACCCCACCTCCGGCTGGGGGCGACATGTCTGTTTACTAGGATTCTTGTATTTCCGCTTCGCCGAGATGCAGCGCGCCAAACTTGGCCACTTCCCGGCCCAACTCAAGCTGAGTTCTAGCGACCTTAACTTCTGCATATAAACTTTCGTTCACTTGCGCCGCAATTTTGGTAACTTCTTTTGCTTTGTGCACATCAAATGTTCCGTTGGCTACGTTGTTAATCGCGGAGCACAAGAACGCTCTCAGCTCTCCAGTGTTTGTGATTTTTGACATTTCAAAACCTCTTTATAAAGTTTGTTAGTTAAGTATCTAATTTCCAGCGCTTCTTTTTTTGCTTTAGCAATCGGCTTTACTTTGTTCCAACACCCCATGCACAGAACTGCTTTGCGTGCATTCTCAGACTCTGGCTTGTCGTTCAGGTTTGTGTCCCAGCCATAAACACCAGTGCGCCAATGAACTTTTTTACGTGTCCCTAAAACTTCGCACAGTTCACAATTTCTCAGGGGGGTGTACCAAACACAATCAAACCGCTTACCAAACTTTCCGTTCTTCAAAACCCTTCTAACGTAAGTCAACTCCGCGTACGGGCTTATATAAACGCGGGTTTTTCCTTCATGTTCATAGAATCCACGCCACATACACACCTCTTAATTTACTAAGAATCTTAGTAAATCGGTCAGCTACCCCGACGCCTTGAGTACCTGCGTGAGCAGGTCCACGTTCTCTTCGTTGACTACGAGGGCAAGCCCGCCGGCTGCGGTAATCGCTGCTAAATTCTTGTCCTGCAGTGCCGTGGTCTTACCCTTTCCTGCTTTACACTCGATGCCGATGAACCGCCCGTCAAGGCAGCACACGATGTCCGGCACGCCGCTCGATCCAAATCCGCCCGTCACCGGGTAGAAGTAGTACGCGCCCATCGCCTTGAGCTGCGCAACGGCGCGTTGTTTCACTTTCTTTTCCGGCGTCATTGCCATGTCGGCCTCTGATGACAGTAGTCAGTCGGGGTACACCCAGAACACGTGAGTGCCCATGCGCCTGCCGATACCGTCTATGTCGTGAGTGGGGGGTGGAGGTTGCATTATTTGTAGCTTTCTTAACTTATTTTGTATCCATTGTGGCATGTTGTCAACTGTTCTGTACCACCCGTCCAACCCGAACTGCGCGGGGTCGAGCTCGAACGCAGTGACTTCTATCTGCCACTCCCCCTCGGGTCGGAACGCAACTCTGAGTACATCATTTCTCACGGGACCTCCTCATACGTACACTACGCGGCCGACTGGCGGCACTCGCTTTGAGCCGATCACACACCACAGCACTGGCACGTCCCACTGCCCCCATGACCACACCCACCCATCGGTCAGCATCACCACAGCCTGCGGCTTGATGTTCTTCTCCCGCAGATAGTCAGCGACACACGCGGCATCTGTACCCCCTCCCCCGGCGGGCTTGGTTGACGTGGCGAGGGTCGCCATAGTGCCCATGTCGTATAACTCCTCACGCTGCACCTTCTCATCCCAGTAGATCAGACGCAGCGTCTGGGGCTTGACCTGCTCGCAGATACCTGAGACCTCGGAGAGAAACTCACGCAGGGCCACACGATCAATACTGCCGGAGGTATCCACACCCACCACAAGTTCTTCCACCTGCTGACTCACACCGCTGGGCATATACATGCCATCCCCGATATACCGGCGGTTGGGTCGTGCCCACGTGGCGTAGTCGTTGCCGGCACAGGTTGTACTGATGAACTCACGCAGCTCGGCCCGCCAGTCCACCTTGGGCGCAAGCAGCTGGTCCAAGCTCAGGGTACTGCCACCCCCGGCTTTCTTGGCGACCATCTCCCCCTGACGCAGCGCGGAGTCAATCTGCTCGGCCAACTCCTGCACCTCGTCATCCGTCATGTCCTGCGCAGACTCCCAGTCGTGGTCATCCATGCCCTCACCCTTGCCGCTACCGTTGCCCCCTTCGTCGGGCAGCAGAGCAAACACCTGCTGCACACTCATGCCGGTGTACTTGACGTCCAGCAGGCACAGGGCAGGGGCGGGCCAGTCCATGGACGCCTTGACGCCGTTCTTTATCAGCTCCTGCACCCACAGGTTGACAACGTAATCGGCCGCTGCGTTGGCCTTGCGCGGGTTGATCTTCCACAGGTGATCCCATGTGGTCAGGTGCCGGTACATCTTGTGCCCCATCTCGTGCAGGATACAGCCGCGCAGGGCGCTGTCTGAACAGGCTTTGACGAACTTGCGGCCGTACTTCTCGTTGACCCCGTTGGTGCGCGCCGTGGGTAGTTTCTCCTCAATGGTGCGCTTGCCGATCATCATCACGGCACACAGGGGCAGCAGGTACGGCTCCCCCATCAGGGCATATATGGCCTTCTCCAGCCGTTGCTCCTCGCTTACGCTGATGTTGAACATTACTGGTCACCCCCGAACAGGTAGCTGAACTTGTGCACCCACTGCGTGAACCCCGGGGAGTTCATCACCACCGCACGGCGCGTCTCGTTGTACTTGGAGGACCGCACGCCGTTGACGAACAGGGACTGCGCCTCGTTGGGCAGGCGCTGCAGGTAGGTGTGCCACGCGGCGACCCACTCCTTCTCGACACACCCGAGTACGCGGAACACCACCATGCACAGTGCGGCAGTGTTGTCCGGCACCAGTGCGGTGTCGGGGGTCTTCTTGATCGACTCCAGTGACGGCAGCTTGTCTGCCATCTCGATGAACACCGCGAGGTTCTGCGCAGCCTCACTCCCCAGCGTGCCGATCAGTGCAGCGGTCAGCGTCTGACGGTCCAACAGGTGGCGCTTCTTGAGCCAGTGGGACGCCTTCTCCAGTGAACGCGGCGTGACGAACGCAGCGCGGGAGGAGCGCGGGTGGTAGATGTACAGGTTCTCGTCGGGGTCTTTGACCTCCTCAAAAGACTGCATGCAGTGGGGGTTGTCTTTGGTCCACCCGAGGATCGTGTGGTCCACGCCGTTGTTGATGCCCCACTCGATGAACTCCAGCGCCGTGGGCTTGCGTGTCGTCACCACAGTGATGCGGTTGCGGGCATGGGGCGGCAGCACGTCACCGACTCCCTCGATGCCGAGGTTGGTCGTGGCAAAGACGATGGAGCCTTCGGGCAGTGGGTATGAGCCGATCTGAAACTCCTGCATCACGCGCAGCAGGGCGTTCTTTGTGCTGGGGTCGGCCTTGCCGTACTCGTCGATCATCAGGATCAGGGGCTTGCCCAAGTGCACGCCGAACTCCTCGTTGGGCGCGAAGCGCACGAAGTCGTTGCCGTCGAGGTCCTTGAGCTTGGGCAGCATCGTGTCGCCGAGGCTCTTGGTCGTGCAGTCGAAGTAGCACGGGATGTGCCCGGGCAGTGCCAGTGCCAGTGACTTGAGCAAGGATGTCTTGCCGCAGCCCATGTGGCCTTGGATGAGCACAGTAGTGCGGTCGCCCTGTGAGGCGAGAATGAGGTTGTGCGCTTGCTCGAGGTTGAGGTTGTACATTTGCATGGTGTTGCTCCTGTGTGTGCGCCACGGGATGTGGCGCAGTTGGTTTACTAAGAATCTTAGTAAAAGGTTTGGTTGGTTGGTTGGGGTCAGAACCCAAGGCTCGGTAGTGTGGCAATCACGTCGTCCACGGCTTTCTTGGTGGCGCGGCGCAGTCTGTGGTCTTCACGCAGGTCGTCCGCGTCGATGCCGTGCAGGGCGTCACGCAGTGCCTGTGCATTGTCCTTCATGGTCTGGTTACCGGTGAGGTTGCAGGCGTCCATCAGGTCCACCATCTCCAGCACGTTGCTCACCAGCGTGTCGCGGAATACTTTCTTGGTGTCCTTGTCGCCGTAGTCCAGCCGCTCGGACATACGCTCGGCCACTGTCCGCACCCTGCCGTTGACGTCAGCCATCGCCGCTTCCAGCTGGTTGCGGTAGTACGACTGGTAGTGCGCAGCCAACTCCTCCTTGGCGCTCGCCTCTATGTCGATGCGCCAGTCCTTGGCCTCAGAGATGGGGATGTACGTGAACCCGAACCCGAACTTGGTCTGCAGCGCAGCCACCGAGGGGTACTCATTGGGGTTGAACAGATCGCCCAGCTTGACTTGTGCTTGCGTGATCTCCCAGTTGTAGGAACTGAGGAACACATCGACCAGCGCAAAGTACTCGGTCTTGAGTGCGATCATCGCCTCGTTGTACTTGAAGTACCGGGTGGTGGGCAGCAGCCGCATCCCGGTGTCAGACCACGGCATGGTCATGGCGTAGTGGGCGTTGCGTGCATTGGCAGCAAACTTGAGCACCGCACTCAATTCGGCGCAGTCTCCCAGCAGCTTCTTGTTGACGTTGGCCACACCTGTGGAGGCACGGTTGTCGAGGGTTACCTTCTGGCTCGCACTCTTGTCGAGCTTGCGCCCTGCCCAGTTGCGGATGGACAACTCCACCATCATGGCACTGCCTGAGATAGAGGGCACTGCGATCTTCGGGGCCTGTGCAAAGTTCAGCGCAGGGATAGTCGGGTACTCTTGGTCGTCGTTCGGGGTTGTCAGGTCGTACATGGTGTTGCTCCTTGGTTTGGGTTGTTTTGCTTACTCGCACTCTGGTCTATCTACTTCATTGCCGTTGACTAATACCTTGAGTTCACCGGCCTGCATGGCTTCTTTTATTTTCAGAACCGCGCCGCAGGTGAAGGTGATTACAACGCCGCCATCGTAAGCGTCAATGTAATTGCAGGACTGCACTGTCCGGCCTTCGAGGTGTAATGGGGTCATGGTGTTGCTCCTTGGTTGTTTACTAGAATCCTAGTAAATTGTTTGGTTTCAATTACTTACTGCTCAATGTACATGTACATTATAGCATACTTCATCATGCTGTGTCAAGTTACACGGATACCCGCCACTCGCAGCATCTCGTCAAGCTCGGCTGTCGGCAGTGGGGCGCAGTCTTTTCCATACGGGTGACACTGACCGGACTGCTTGCTAGTGCTATTGCTGAACCTCTCGCAGTTCTTGAACCATGTGTCGGTGCGGGTGTCGCACACAAACATCGGCCAGTACCCGTAGCTATACACCACGTACAGGTGCCTTACGTGTCGCCCGCTGATGGCGTAGCCATTCTCGGACTGCTCGTTCTTTGCGCCGTTGAACTCTTGGCACTTGAGCACGTAAGGGCGGGCGTTGGGGTTGGTGACTGTTGGTGTTCTCATGCTTGTGGCTCCTGTGTTGTGGTTGGCTGGTCAAATTGCAGGGGCTTGCCCCCACGCGGGAACTCGGCGTGCACAATCAAATCAAAGTTGTCGTAAAGAATTTGCATCCTGTCCTGCAGCGCGTCTCTGTCCATTTCGGCGGAGTCATTCGGCTCCAAGATGTCTAGCACAGTGTCGCTTGTTTCTTCCCCTACACGAACAAATGCTGTGCCCGCGCCGTTCTCTCTGGCGAGCTCCTGCAGCATGTGGTGTCCCTGCACATCAGGGAAACTGTCGTACCACTTCACGTCCTCAAACCCGGCGAATATGAACCCGTCTCCCCCTGTACTGCGGCTGTACTCCAGCAGTGCTTCTCGCACAGTGTCCGGCTGGAAGGCCACCACCTTGAGTGCAAACTCTTTTAGTTTTTCGTCGTTTTCAAACACAATGCCCAGCCCCACGTCGCTGCGGTACCCCATGTCAGTTCTCCTTCGGGCAGCTGCCCGCTGTGTTGTTGTAGTCCGGCCAGCCGTACTCGCCGTTGGTTTCGGTCCATATCTGCACCATCTCGCAGTGCAGGTCTTGCTCGGACGTGTCCGGTGCGGCGTCGCCAAACGCTATGGCCAGCCCGAGGGCCAGCAGCGCGGCTGAGATTAGTAGTGCGTTGGTCTTCATGCGTCTTCCCCTTCGTGCTCCTGCGTTGTTATCCACTCGCCGAAGTCGGCCATGGCCCGCTCGATCTGTTCCTTGCTGAAGTGCGGGATGGTGTCGCACAGTCCTGACTCCACTGGGTTGTAGCCGAAGAACCCCCAGCATGAGTCCACCTGCTCCCACTCGCCGGTGGCGTTGTCCAGCCGCTCCACGGTGTATCCGTACACGCTGCCCGTGAGGTAGTCGTCGTATGTCTTCACCTCGCTGCGCAGGTACTCCTCGATCTTCTTGCGGCGGGCCTTGGTCAGTATTTTCCAACCGTACTCGGCCTTGATCTTGTCAATCGTCACGTAGATAAACCCCACCTGCCCTGAGTCCCACGGGCAAGAGAATGCACTGGTACGCATCGTGATCCCGCTGTGGTCGTACAGGTAGAGGGGCAGCTCGATGATGTGCTGCGCCAGCACACGATCTACACGTGCTTCGGCGTAGTTGTCCACTTCCCGCTGCGCTTGCAGCCACTCACGGGAGCCATACGTCAAGCCTATCGCGTCACGCAGTCTCTCGCACTCACGCTCCAGCGTCACCGATAGCGCGGGCCGGTACTTCTCGGCCATGGCAAGGCGGTACTCGCCGGGGGTGTGGTCTGGCTGTTCGTCGCCCAGTGTGTGACGGCGGCTCCAGCACACCATCTTGCCGAAGTTGCCCCACTCACGGGGTGAAGACGGATCGTTGTCGTACTCAATCTTGAGGCGGTACACGGGGTTGATCCCCGGCAGTTGCAGTTGGTCAGTCATTGTCGTTCTCCTTGGTTGCTGTCGCGGTGTTTACCCAGTGTTGACGCCATGCCCGGTCGAGCCGAGCGAGGCGCTTCTCTTCTCTTGCAAGTTCGTTCTTCAGTGCAGCCACTTTGCCCCACTGCTCATCGAACTCGTCCCACAGTTGTGCCGTTTTATCGTCGTTCATAGCAGTTCCTCCGGGATGACTACATCATCGCCAAGTTTTGATTGGACGAAGCAGCGGGCTGCTGAGATCAGGGGCCAGTGCGAGAGTTGAATACTCCGGGCTTCGTCGTCGTAGTTGTACTGGATGCACGCCCCCCACCAACCGTCTTGACGTTGGTTCAGGCTTATATGTTCCCGCTCGATGATCGGCCCCATGAGGGACCAGTCAGTTGATGGCTTCCATGTCACTCCCGGAATATCAGGGATCAGAAAGACTTTGCGCTTACTACCCCACCGCACAGGGACTCCTTCGCACTTTGCCACCGCCCAGTCGAGCGCGGCACCTGTCAGTTCAGATGTTTTCATCTCGTTCTCCTTGGATTTACTAAGTTCTTAGTAAGTGGGTTGGTTGGGTTGGTCTGAGTTAATCTTGCACCAGCACGCGGTAGCGATCACCTGCCAGCGCACCGCATATCTCGCAGTTGTCGTGCTGGAAACCATAGGTGATTGAAGTCAGCACCGCGTGTCCCGGCAGCCTGTCCACGCTGTCTGCAACGTGCGCGGCTTCGGCATCATCCAGCGCGGACAGGTCGGCATTGGCAATGTACATGCAGCAGTCTTGGCAGGCTGCGTACTCCGTCCAGCCATCCGGCACAGGTGGGTTCTCCCCGAAGAAGTTTATGTACTCCTGCTCGTCCATCAGGTGTGGGTGCACCAGCCACAGGTCGCCGTCTTGGTACAGGTACCCACCCTCTGCGGTCTTGGCCTTGCCGAGGACGGCGTCCCACGCCTCCCAGTACCACTCGCCATCCGGCGCGGTGCACGAGAGGATGGCAATGTCCGCATCGTTCTCGGCAATGCCGAACAACGACAGGTCGAAATCCTGCGCGAATCGCTGGGGTATGTAGACGCCGCTGGCGTCGGTGATAAGCAACTGTAAACCTTGTGTCTTTTTCATTTGTCATGCTCCTGTTGTTGGGTGTGGTTGGATTTACTAAGAATCTTATTAAACTTGTTCAGGGTCGCCGTACTCGGACGGTATGTCCATCGCGCAACCGCAACACTGCAATGGTGCGCCTTCCCAATGTATCTCGGCGGCGTACGCCTGCCAGCCCGATCTGTCATTGTCGCGGGTAGCACGCAGGATACTGTGGTAGTTCTCTTTGACGCAGTGGGCGCACATACTATCGCCGTCTGCCATTATCATTACCTTTGCGTAGCCACCCGGCCATGCGTAGGGGGCCCGGATGATGTCCTTGATTGCGTTGATGCGGGTTCTTGTGTTCATGGTGTCATGCTCCTTGGTTGTAGGCACATCTGAGGTGCCGGTTTACTTACTTTACTTATTTACTAGAATTCTAGTAAACGGGCTTGGGTCGGGGCGCTCATTGCTTCTCTCATTTGTACGTGTACAGTATAACACGTTACAGTGTGTTTGTCAAGTCGAAAAGCCGCAGCCCAGCAAACACGCGGGAGGTATGGAAGTATATAGGTATGTGACTTCGTTTTCTTAAAAAACGGCATTGAGTAGTTATCCTGTGTTGAAGAAATTCGGGCGGAAAAGTAGGTACTGTGCAGTTGAGGTATTTCCTGAAACCCAGCAATGGCGCGGGAAGTAGCTATAGTATGGAAGTATGTAAAATAAGTTTATTAGGGTTCAAAAATCACTTTCTGCACTCATTTTAGCATTTTTTCCGGCTCTCGACTGCAAATTGCCAAAAACAGAGTCCCGTTGGCCAAAAGTACTTTTTCCTTACATACTTCCCTACTTCCCTACCTCCCGCGTATTCCGTGGCCTCCAGCGATATGCAAGAAATACCTCTACTATACATTACATACTTGTGACAGTCTCACCGCAGTATAACAAAACAATGAAGTATTTACAGAAAACGAGGTCACATACTTCCTACAGTACATACCTCCTCTTTTTAAACTATAACAAGCAATGCTAGTTTTCTGAAAAAACGCGCTCACATACTTCCTACATTACCTACTTTTACTAGAATTCGAGTAAATCGCCGCTTATCTTATTTTTACTTAAACCTGATCGGGGGCGGCCGCTGCCCGCTGCTCACTACAGGTATCAACTACTAACTTCAACTACAGGTATCAAAAAGCCCGGCGAACCGGGCTTGGTTGGTGCGCCGTCCGTGGCGCTGCATTTACCAAGTCATTTCAGCTTCAGCTGCATTCAAGTGCTCAAGAATCGCTTCTCGATTTTCACAGTCACTGCCCGCAACTTCAAGAATCAATGCTTTGAGCATTGCCCGAACATCACCCGCCATTGTCGGCGCGGTTTCCTTTTCCGCCTTTTCTTCCTTCGGCGCGTCCGCGTCCGCGTCCGCGTCCGCTTCTGCCTTCGCAAGATCAGGGTTCAGCGTGCGCCACGCCGTTTCGACCATGCCGCGAAAACCGGCAAGATATGTGCTGACCTCAGATGTAAGTTTGTTGCGCTCGGTTTGCTTGCCCGCTTTGTTTGCCATTTTTGGGTCAGTTGCCCACAATTCAAACTCCGGCTTCGTAAGCAAACCGGACGCGATTAACCCCTGCAATCCAGCAAAGGTCCCCCCGCTGATAAGTCCGGACTTAACGCCGTCTTTCGTGAACATGTGGCCACGTCCGCCAGCAGCAGCAATTGCTTCGGCTGCCTTCTTTCTTGCGCTCTTTGCGCTTCGCTCTTTCGCGGCGCCTTCGCGTATCAGTGTGGCCATGTCGGAAGTAATGATGAAAGTCTGAACAGTTGAAGTAGTCATTCTGTATTGCTCCTGATTGTGTCGGGGCAGAAGTGCGCCGATCTATGTACATAATAGCACACAATCTCCTATTGTCAAGTCATAGCGCAAGCCATTTACTAGAATTCTAGTAAAAGCAGGCACATGGCGGACCCCACCCACCCGGCACCCCCCGCTAACCACAGATCAGGTGGCACGCTCTACATCAAACTAATCCAGCCAAACGATTTCCATTTTTGTGAAATTCCACAGCGTTTCCGTCACTTTGACGGAGTTCATATTTCGCAAACCCCTCCACAAAGAAAGACACTTGGCGCCGCAATATCCGCCAACACCCCCACCCCCTCTTTACAGAAATCGGCCGGCGCAGACCCCACCCCCCTCAATACAGCAACACCCCCCGTCAAGGGGACCCACATTGACATACGGGGTATACGCAGCGCACACTATGCGAATCGGCCCTTTTCAGGCTTGCAACCATGACGGTGATGATTTTGAACGCAGACCGTGCGGTCCCAATGACAGGTGAAGTCCAGAACATAGACCTGCGCGAGCGCATCAGTGCAGCGGCAGCGACCCTCGACCTCCTGTCTGAGGTGGGATACGAGTTCGACATAAGCGATGACGACATCGCAGCAGCCAATGACTTGGCCAAGTCCTTTGCCAAGGACCCCGCAGCAACCTCCAAAGCAACAACCCACAGACGTGCCTCCGGGCTGGCGCCAGCCACGATCGCTCTTGTCAAAACAATTTTAGACGAGTTCGGGCATGAGATCGTAGAAAGCTCCAAAGCGATCCGAAACCTTGTTATCAACAAGCTCATCATTGAGTCAGAGAACCCCGACGCACGAATCCGCATAAAGGCGATCGAGATGCTGGGGAAGATGTCGGACGTTGCCCTGTTCACAGAGCGCAGTGAGGTGCTGATAACGCACCAGAGTACCGACGACCTCAAGAGCAAGCTCAAGGAGAAGCTGCAGAGACTGCGCGAGAACACCCTGACACTTGTGCCTAACAACGACGGCATCTACGAGGCGGTGGAGTTCAATGACGTGCCGAGGATAGAGTCGGGCCACTTCCACTTGGATGAGGCGATGGAGGAGCTTGGTATTGAAGACTTTATCAAGTAACACCAGCAGCATGGACGGTCTCATCGTCGCCAGAGAACCGGTGCAGTTCAGCCGGGAAGAGCTGGATTTCCTGCTCGATAACATTGAGCACTTGGACCCCTCCGAGGCGCAGGAGCTACTGCAGATAACACAGGTGCTGGAGGAGCGGGAGTTCGCCCAGCGCTGCCGAGACGACTTGATCGAGTTCTGCAAAGCCATGCAGGAAGGATATAAGGTGGGCACCCACCACAAGCACTTGGCCAGTCTGCTGATGGACTGCGAGAGAGGGGAGAAGGACCGGGTGACGGTCTCCATTGCTCCGCGACACGGCAAGAGCCAGATGACGTCTATCTTTTTCGCGGCGTGGTTCTTGGGCCGAAACCCCAGCAAGCAGGTGATGCTGGTGTCCCACACTTCCGATTTGGCCGTCGACTTCGGTCGAAAGGTGCGTAACCTCTTTGACACCCCTGCGTACCAGAGCATATTCCCCGGGGTGCACTTGGCGATCGACTCAAAGAGCGCGGGTCGATGGAACACTAATAAAGGGGGCGTGTTCTACGCCACTGGTGTGGGCTCATCACTGGCCGGACGGGGTGCGGACTTGCTGATTGTGGACGACCCCCACTCGGAACAGGACATGTTGGCGGGCAACTTCGCCTCGCTGGACATTGCCTATCAGTGGTTCCTGATCGGCGCGCGTACGCGCCTGATGCCCGGTGGGCGCGTGGTGATCGTCGCCACACGCTGGCACAAGAGTGATCTAATAGGAAAACTGATCGCGGACATGTCCAAGGACGAGGGCGTAGACCAGTACCACGTGGTGGAGTTCCCTGCCATCCTCAACGAGAACACCGACAAGGAGAAGGCGCTGTGGCCTGAGTTTTTCGACCTCAAGGCGCTCAGCCGCACGCGCTCAACCATGCCGGCGTACCAGTGGAACGCCCAGTACCAGCAGAACCCCACCGGTGACACAAGTTCAATATGCAAGCGCGAGTGGTGGAGGCAGTGGGAAGAGGAAGACCCGCCCGACTGCGAGTATATAATCCAGTGCACGGACGCCGCTGCAGAGCTCAACAACCGCTCGGACTACACCTCAATAACCACGTGGGGTGTCTTCTGGAACGACGCCACGTCAATGAACAACATCATCCTGCTCAACTCGGTGCGCGAGCGCCTTGAGTTCCCGGAGCTTAAACAAAAGGTGCTGGACGAGTATACTTACTGGCAGCCGGACAGTGCGCTGGTGGAGAAGAAGTCCAGCGGCACGCCGCTGTATCAAGAACTGCGCAGGATGGGGGTGCCCGTCGGCGAGTATACGCCGCACCGCGGGACAATAAACAACCCCAACAACAAGTACGTGCGCCTGAACGCTGTGGTGGACATGATAAGAGAAGGGCTCGTGTGGGTCCCACGCACCCGCTGGGCGGAGCAGTTGGTTGAAGAACTGGCGGAGTTCCCGTATGGTGACCACGACGACGTGGTGGACACTACCATCATGGCATTGACACGATTCCGGCAGGGTGGGTTCGCCCAACTGGCCACAGATCAGAAAGAGGAGCCGAGAATGTTTCGGAACCGTAACGGATATTATTAAGGACCAAGAAAATGGCGATTGAACGCAGCTTGTATGAGATGCCGCAGGGGCTACCGACTGAAGGTCTTGGTATTGAAATCGAGATGGACGCGGGCCCGACAGAAGCAGAGATCACAATGCTCGAGGATGGTGGGGTCGAAGTTACCCTGTCCCCAGAAGACGCCCCCGACGAAGAGCTGGACTCCGCTCCGTTTGACGCCAACTTGGCTGATTACCTCGATGAGGGCCTACTGCTGGAGCTGGCCACTGAGCTGACTGGGGCAGTGGAGGCTGACATCAACAGCCGCAAGGACTGGGCAGATACGTTCGTCAAGGGTCTTTCCGTGCTGGGCTTCAAGTACGAGGAGCGCACCGACCCGTGGGAAGGCGCCTGTGGCGTGTACTCCACCGTGCTGGCCGAGGCGGTAATCCGCTTCCAAGCAGAGGCAATGTCCGAGACATTTCCTGCAGCGGGGCCTGTCAGAACCAAGATTATTGGGGAAGTTACCCGAGAAAAAGAAGACGCAGCCATGCGTGTTCAAGAGGACATGAACTACGAGATAACCGAGGTAATGAGCGAGTACAGGCCCGAGCATGAGCGGATGCTGTACACCCTCGGTTTAGGAGGCTCCTCATTCAAGAAAGTGTATTTTGACCCCAACATCGGACGGCAGGTGGCCATTTTTATACCTCCGGAAGACGTCATTGTGCCTTACGGCGCCTCTACTATAGAGAGTGCCGAGAGAGTAACGCACGTGATGC